TCGCGTGGAACGATAGAAGCGACCAAAGTCAGAGAGTCGTACCTCTTTGTTCTCGGCCAGTGCTTCACCAATGATCTTAAAAGTCATATCTATCACGTCACGGACAATGTTCTCGTCCTCGGCCACCAGCAAATCTTCTAAATCTTTACGTATGATTTGCTCGAACTCAGGACGGTTGATGCGGCGTGGCTCTTCTGCAGGCTTCAAGTGACCTCCCGTTATTTGATTTGATTGATAATGCGCTTTCTGAAAGGGGGTGTAACAGAGAAGCGGAGCTTTTGACGTGCGGGGATATTGCTAGGAACGCCAGTCTTAGGGTTACGGCCTACTCGCTCGCCCTTGGTGTTACAGCTAAATACCCCAATACCACTAAATACGACGGTCTGGCCCTCATTCATAACGCTAGCCTTGATTTGCTCCAGCATCTTATCTATCACAGATTCACAAATTACTTTGCTGCCACGGTGGCGGTCATAAATACGATGACTAACTTTGTCCACTATGTCGCTTTTGGTCATGACCTCTACGTCGTTTTTGGTGGTGATTTCAGACACTCTAAATCCTCTTTTATCTGTTTTAATGTAACCCCATATTTCAAGCCATACTCCCTTATCGCCTCTGCTATAACTTCTTCATTGCTATTGCATCCTGATCGCTTCTTAACTTCTTCTATAAGGCCTCTCTGGGTGGCTGAGCTACGAAAATAAATGCGCTTGACTCCAAAACTATCCATTCGCGCCTTGTGACGCTTGGAGCGTTGGGCTGGGGTTAAAGGGGCTCGTTTCTTCTTTCGCTCTTTCATATCAACGATTATACACACATTCCGAACCACTATTATAAAAAGAGTATAAAAAAAACGCGGCATCAAATACCGCGTTTTTATTAAGAGTGATTCAACTGTCTATTGCCGTTTGAACTGAGAGAAATGGCTAAGCGTACCTTGCTGGGTGTTGAGTGGCTTCTTAATGGTCTTGGCCTGCTTGGCAATCTTATACAGCAAAGCCTCCCACTCCATGTAAGGCATATCACGCCAACCACTTACAGGCTGGCCCTGATCATTCATGAATATGTAAGTGTGCTTAGCTTCTTTGAATGGGATAGGTTCCTCGTTCTGGCCCTTACGGACCTCAAAGATGCTGCGACTAGGGATATAACGAACTTTTAGGCCTACTGTCGCTGCTACCGCTTTAATTACACCGCTATCAACTCTAATGTCTTCTTTGAAGATCTTCGTATTCACGATCTCACGGCGGTTCTCTATCGTCTCTTTGCGCCATTCAAAAATGATGCAGCGAACGTGAGGGGTGCGAATGTCGCTTTTAAGCTTAAGCATGCCAGCTTCATACAGCTGAGTGATGATTCGATAGTTGATCTTAGTTCTTGGTGCAATGGTGTTACCCACGCCCTCATAATCACAAACGTATGCACCGGTTAACCACTTGTAAGCCTGCTGGCTGCCAAACTCACTCGCTGGGGTGTAGCTTAAGATCAGGTTGTCTCGATACAGGTAGTCGCAAAGGAAATTCCGAACGGCCTTAGACGCATTCAGTTTAGATAGGTCAAAAGGACGAATTTCGTCCTTTTGATACTTCTCAGCTAGCATAACTTTTCCTAGTGTTTGTCACATTATGCTGCCAGTGTAGTTTTGTTATCGAATGATGGCAACGCTAAGTAATTCGTCAGCTGCTCCATGCAGGCATCAAACCCTTTGGCCGCAACCACGTAATACCCCATTTTTTGATACCGTTCCATCTTGTCTTTCTGCTCTTTGCTAACGGTACCTTTATCGGTTTTTACCTCCAAAAACATCCCGTGATAGATCCCTTTGGGGATGGGAATAAATACATCCGGTGTGCCTTTCTTTTGGCCCTCATACTTCATGAGGCTAGCCGCTCTAGGGGTTCGATAACCACCATTGGGGATAGCAAATACGAACTCATACTCGTTCGGGTATTGGACCTCTATCGTGTAGAACAAGCGTACCTGCAGCCAGTGCTCTGCTAGCTTTGTATCATTGAGCTCTTTGGGTGTCTTAATCCCTTGGGCCAATCGCTGCTTGTGTGGCGATTCCAGTGTGACTTTCTTTTGTGTGGCCGCTCTGGCCACCTCACTGTCTCGCTTAAGAATGGCCACCAGCCAATTAGGAAGCTCAGACGTATCCATTAGCGCTGTGCTTACCTGTGCTGCAGTTGGTGGAGTCATTACACTTGCTGATATTCGATTAAGCTCTGCTATGGGAGCGTCAATGTTGAAGTCGCCACCATGGCCAGCCTTAACCCCTTTCCTCTTCCATTTTTTACGCTTCTCTACCTGCTTGAATAGGAAGTCGTTTCCGAACCTTGCGCCTTTAGCCATAATCCAAGTTCACTTATTGCTTTCTAAAATCAATGCTCTTAATGTCTGTTCGTAGCTTGGTTTAAGTTCATCGTCTCTGGGGGTTAGTTACCCCATAAGCTCAGAGGCCGTCTTGGAGGCGTGAGAAACCTCAACAAGACGTTAAGGAAATTCCGAATTGATATGCTAGTACGTACAAAGCCCCCCGCCATTTTGGTGGGGGCTTTTTATATCAAGATAACGCCTTGAGCTGCGCTCTCTTATTTTCTGATTCCAGAGCATTTCCAGCTCTCCATTCCTTGCCTCATAAGTTTCAATCTCAAACTTACATTTGGAGCACGTTAGCCATTCATGGCCAACACCATCGCCGTCATAAAGAGGACGGCCACCACACGGGCAAGGTAACGCGGTGCGCTCTGTTACATCGATGTAAGCGCTACTGGGATACATGCTCGATACCCCTATAGGCCTGTTTCGACTCGCGCATCGTGCTACCTCTGGCCTTGCCATTGGCTAGCTGGTGGCTGATACATTTTCTGTCTGAACATTCAGTTACAAGACTGAAAAGCTCACGACGCGTTCTGGTTAATACCCCGCACCAGTGACAGCGCGGGTTAATCTTCTTGTTAATCATTCGATGGCAATCCCAATGCTGTAGACCAAAGGCCAAGGTTATTCTTAGGTGAGACACGTTCGGGCTTATGTCGCTTCTGGATCGATTCCGCAGCTTTGCCTATGTCGCCGTCACACTTCTTTAAGTGATGATGCACAGTTGTTTTTGAGACGCCTAAAGCCTTAGCAATGGCCGGTACCCCAACATGACCGTTCCATACATGACGCGGAGCGCCGCCGTTGCTCTGGCGAAGATCCACATCCTGAATCGCTTCCTCAATACTCATACCCTTTGCTACCCTTGCCTTAATCGTTACAGCTGGAATGTCGCACTGGCGCGACAATTCCTCATACTTAAACTCTCCCTTATGCCTCATGGCTACTTCCTTTTTGACTTCTTGCCTCGCTTGCGGCTATTGGCCTTTGGTTGGGGTTTATCAGGCACACGACCACCTTTGCTTCTCATCTTGTAATCAGTGTCAAAACGCTTGTTAATTCGGTTCAATAGGGCTTGAGATTTAGGCGCTAGTAACTTGGCCTTTTCAATGTTCGCCAATGCACGGGTAAGTTCATGTTCTGGGATGTATTCATATAAGCGCTGAGCAATCTCAACGTAGGAAACTTGGGTACACCACTCGATATCAAAGTGGTTCGCGTAGTGGATCACTTTCTTGGCGCGTTCAGTGGCACGATACAGAGCCAATTCCATTTTCTTAACCGGTACCGCTTTTACAGCTTCGGTAAACTCGTCCCAATATTGCTCTGGCAATGCGTATTGAGGATCCACTAAATCAGATAGATATGGCTTGCCATCTTCACCAATGTAAGCAGTGTGGCCACGGCCAGTATTAAGATCCATAAGGTACATCAAGCCAAAGTCTAGGTGAGGCATTGGCTGGCCATCTTGAGGACGAATAGAGTTAGACTTGGCCAACATAAACGCTTGCCAGCTGCCCCCTTTCCATACCACTTTCATATCGTGGAACTCGACGGCCTGACCTAAGTACAGGTTGTCATTGCGAAGCTCATGGTTTTCAGCGCAGATAATCGACGTGAAGCCCATTAGCTCATCAAGGTGATGCATCACAAGGTGGTAATTGCGATCAGCGTTTCTCAAACCCTCGTCTGTGTGGGCGATCTGTGCTCGTTGGGTTTCCACCAGCTCTGTGAGCATTTCAATGTGTGAACGGCCCTCTTCCAAATCTTTCGCATTGCCTTTCACCTCTTGGTCAAGCTTTGCGTTTGTCGCAGCGGTCTTTTGTTGACGTTCGGACATAACCGCCAGCTCATTGGTTAGCGATTTCACCTTGGCTTGCGCTTCACTCAAGTCTTTTGGATCGACTTCCGTCTTTCCAGCCAGAGCCACTTTGACTTTGTTCTCGATAAGCTTCGGCACACCCTCAAGCTCTGCCTTAGCAATACGGTGCGCGTTCTCAAGTTCAGAGTTAGAACGCTTTAGCTCGTCATACTTGGTCTGCAGCTGCTCAAGTTCTCCAGACACTCGGCTCGCTTCGGCTTCGGCGGCGTTTCGCTGGGTTCTAAACACCTCCGTACTGCCCTGTAGGCGTTCGAGGTTGTTCTTAGTCTCTTCCAGCTCTTTTTTAACGGCGGCCAGCTTTTCCTCTTGGGGCTTGCCAAGCGCCGAAAGCGTTTGAATTTGAATTTCTAAATCGGATACTTCACCTGTCAGGTTCTCCACCTTTTCGCTCAAGGCTTGCTTCTCTACGCCATACTCACCAATTTGAGTTAGGTAGCTCTGGTTCATTGCCTCAAGTTCAAAGTTCTTCGATTTATAGTTCTCCACTTCATCATTCAATTTGGCTTTATCACCCAGCGCTTTGGCTACCGTTTGTTGAATGATTTCAGGCGTGCGGTCCACTTTAGCCTGCAGTTCGTTACGTTCCTGCTCTAAAGCGCCAAGGCCAGACAGCTTGGACTTCAAATCATCAATGGTTAGTTCGAGTACCATGATGGTGGAGATCTCGCTTTCAGAAAGCTCTACACCTGACTCACTCAGTGGCCAAGGGATCTCTACAGCTAGAATGTTTTCGGTCGGGTTTTCTAAGGTGTTTGTGCTCATGTTTCTTTTTCTTTTATCGGGACGGGGAACGTCTTACTTATTGCTGGGCGAACGCTTCTAAACGCTCAGTTAAATCCGGTAGCCATACCATGGTTTCGCTACCTCGATGTGAGTAATCAAGATCGCTATCTAAGATCGTTTCAGCTGCGTTCTTAGGACAACCATTGAGCTCTTTGGCTATCTCTCGGTGCGAAAAGTGAAAGGCAGATTCGTTATCAGTAAAATCCGTCTCTTGGGTATCTTCCCGCATATCGCGAAGAGCCTTGTTTGTCATGCGGCGCAGAACAATGATGAGATCTTTCTGTCCGGTTAGTTTGGTTACTGTAGCCATGTGTCACCTATGAACATGCGTATGCGCTGCGAGCGTTTCGAGCGTAGGTGTCACGAAACGGCATATCATCATCGAAGTCCATTGGAGGCTCGTTGTATTGCGGCTGGGCCTGCTGTGGCTGCTGTGGTTGACCCCAACCGCCTTGCTGTTGACCTTGGCCACCACGGCCACCCAGCATTTGCATAACACCATTGAAGCCCTGCACCACCACTTCTGTGGTGTAACGGTCCTGACCGCTTTGGTCCTGCCACTTACGAGTTTCCAGCTTACCCTCAATGTAAACCTGTGAGCCTTTGCGCAAGTACTCACCAGCTACTTCGGCTAACTTCCCGTACAGAGCGACACGGTGCCACTCTGTCTTTTCGCGCTGTTCGCCAGTGGCTTTATCGCGCCATGTTTCAGACGTCGCAACGGTAATGTTCGCCACTGCTCCGCCGTTTGGCATATAGCGGATTTCTGGATCGTTCCCCAAATTCCCCACCAATATGACCTTATTAACACCTCTTGATGCCATGTTGATTCCTTAAATTTGATTACTGGTGCTAGCTGTTGCCATGCATCGTGCCAACACCAAAAAATAACCATTCTCTGTTTACACCACTTATTTCAGCGGCTAACTCAAGAGGCCGACACTTAAAGTCGACCTCACCTTTTTCCATCAACTTGTAGGTGCCATTGCTGATACCAATCCGTGATGAAAATTCATTCATAGACATGCCTACTTGCTGCCTTGCTTGCCAAAGCCTTACACCCCGTTCTTTTCGGTAGCTGGCTGACTGAATCTCATTAATCCGTTCTTTTGGACGAACCATGAAATTCTTGGATTGCATCCTCTTCACGCTCTGCCTCGGTTTTTGTTGCTCGATATAAGGCCTCACGGCTTCTTTGCACATCGCGTTTAGCCCACTCCATACAAAGCTTTTGCCATTTGATGATGGCGATCGGATTGCTTAAGTCGTAAGTGGTACCCCAGCAAGCCGAGCACTCCCATTTACTGAAAAGAGTCTTTACCCACCCCTTGCCTCCACATGTTGGACAAGGGGCTGGCCTATCTCTCAAGGCAGGATCGGCATCAGCCAAGTTGCTGAGTACTTGTTGCTCTTGCTGTTGGTTCGGATCCTCAAAACCGTAGCTTTCCAAGATAGAGGGAGTTGCGTTGTCACGCTTCTTTACTCGCTCTTCGAGTGTTGCTCGTTTTTGCTCTGCAATCTCATTCATCACCATTATTCCGAACCATTAATTTTATATGAGTATTACAAATAGGTACAAATAATGCAAAAAGTATTGAAGTGTTTATGTGTTTTGTGTAAATTTCAAATCGAGCAAGCAAACAAAATGACAATTTGAGGCAAAAAAAATGGCAATTTCAAAAACTAAAAGCGTACACGATGGTTTTCAAAGTGATTTAAAGTCGTATCAGAAATCTCATAAAGCAACCGTGTTTGACGTGATGGTGGTTCGCCACATCCAAAGCGGTACAAATGAGATTTCACGACTTGAGAAGATACTTAGAATGAACAAAGAGCGCATAATAGGCGCAATTAGCAAACATCTATTTAAGGTCAATGAGAAAACAATCGACCTAATCTAAACCACCAGCAATAACGAACAAAGGCCGCTTAATAAGCGGCCTTTTTATTTGTTCGTAATAGACAAATCCGAGAACCCAATAAAACAAAACAAACGTGTGATTAACCAAAATCACCAATAAACTTAGGCGCTCGGAACAGATTAGATAATCGAACAAGATTTAGGATAGATTGACTCTGCACCAATTACAATTCTATCTGTCGCATTTAGAGTTACGCCAGATATCGACACGTCTTGCAAAACACACAAGATAGCCCCCAACCGGTACACGTTCCCCTCGCCTTTTCCGATCACTGATAAGCCCTCAAATTCGAACTCACCTAAATGATCCTTTTCTTTGATGAGCACACGCTCGCCACGTTTAATCAATGGCACTCCCCCTCTTGGTGGTTTCCAGTTCTTTAGCGTTATAGTAGGCGCAGCTGAACTCGGCCAAAACGGTCGCGATAGAACTCCGCACGGCCCATAGCTACGTCATTTTCATTCATTTCAATAAACATTTGGTTTGCAGCGACCTTGGCTTCGTCTGGTGTACCACCAAAAGCAGCAACTTCTAGCGCTTCCCGCTCTTTCTGGGCCTTATGCTCTCCACCAATGACGTAATGTAAGAACTTCTTAAACGGTTTCGCGAGTTCAAAGCCGTGCTCAGCATGGAGTCTGATCAGCTTCTTAGCTCCAGAGGCCGTTATTCTCTTAGTCTTAGCTGCTAGTTGTAGAGACTTTACGGTGTTGGCATCTTTCCCAAAGAATCGAACAAAAAAGGTATCACTAGGAAAAGCACAGCTCTTATTTTTATTCCTCTCTTTAGAGAGATCTTTTGATCTTTGCCTGCAATTTTGAGGATCCTGTTTTTGGTGTGAGCCCTTACAGGTATTAACAGGATCGCACTTATCCACGCTCGACCGACCCAACTGCAGGTTTTCGCGAACCACATACTTTTCAGCTGCTTGCTTAGCGTAGTTATACACACCTGTGAACAATGATTTAACGCCATCAACCAAGATCTGGATGTGACGACGTGATTGGCCAGTTTGTTGGTTGAAGACCGAGTGACGGGTAATTAAATTGGCCTGCTGGGCCTTGGTAAGAAGATCGTAAACGGTGCGTTCGCCAACCATCTTGCAGCCGAACTTTGCCGCGCTCTGGTTGTAAAGAGAAGTAAGACGATCTGTTGATGCGTAGCAGTCGCTACCATGCTTCAAAATATGACTAGCAATACCTGACATTAGACAGGCCAGCTTTCTAACCACGGCGGGTTGTGTCTGGCTTATGTTGCCAGCTTGGCTCCTAAAACCGCTCGAAAGGTAACGCGGGTTTAAGATTAACGCGGAATTATCCATAAAAACGCTCAAATTCTAGGCGTGATTGTTTGCCAGCGATCTGAACTATGGTTATAATTACAGCTGTTGGTGTTTCTGTAATTTGTTCCGTTCCATAGCTTAGGGCTGGTCGACTTACGAACCACATTGAGATTGAGAAGCGGCTAACTTCCTTTCTCTCATTGGGTTCTTCGGAATCCAATAAATAACTTACGGCATATCAAGGCATCCTTAGTGTGTCGTTCAGCTTAAAGTTTCTCAGGCTTTAAGCTTCTTTTTCGAAGTAAAGGCTCAGTGTTTGCGCACTGGGCTTTTTCTTTGTCTGCTGGTCGAAAAATCAACACACTTTGTTGGTCAATGAGTTACTGGCAGACAACCAAGATCCATTATTGATCATTCTGAGAGGATCTAACAAGGCATTTCACCCAACCAAATCAAACTCTCCTGAAATAATCGCGGACGTCATATTATCAAATAAATCTAAATTTTGTAGCCGTTTTCGTTTAACATTATTCCGAACAACTTCCCTAGACTGTTGATAAGGCTGTTATGAAATTTATTCCGAACAAGACACCAGAGCAAGAACTCAAAGATAAAGTAGATCTTGTAAAACAAGAGCTTAAGAGAAAGCAATACCCATCAAAACACGCGCCAAAAGTCGAATCTGACCTGTTGATAACTATTTCAGGCTGTAGCTTAAACTTTTTGAAGCAAGAAAAGGGAATGCTGGTTTTGCAGGCAAATAAGAAGCTGGCCTTTGAGAATGGTACCAATATTCTCAGAGCCTTATCTTACATTGCTGGGGTGTATGAGCATGTAACGATTGCTGGCTGGACTTGGCGACCAATACGCTACAAAAAGCATAAGTTGTATCTACGCCCTGTCGCTCCTGTAGATTTAGGTAGATCCGAGTGATTAATCAATAAAAAAGAGCCTCTATCACTAGAGGCTCTTTTCTGTGATCGCTATCACGCAGGATCTTCTTAGCTGAAACGTGTCGTTGATGGATCGAAGTCGATAGCATTTCTCTTAAGAATAGAACCCGCCTCAGACGTGCGACGAGTAATCGTACTAGCTGGCTCATACCCGCCTGTTGGAAGTGTCTTAGACTGATTACCGCCCAATGATTCAAATAACGCCTGTACGACCTTTACATCGTCTTCACTGGCCATGCTGCCAATTGCTTTGCGCTGAGCGTCTGATAGGTACACTGGCAAGCTATTCGCGGCCTCCAGCAACATATCACCAATAGAGTTACGCGAATCAATCTGATCACGCAGTTCATTGTTGACGCTCTCCAGATACATAACATGATTTTCTAGATCTGCAGTGTTGGGTACCAGTGATGCACTTTGGATAGAATCAGCAATGGCCATTGCGTCGTCATACTCGAAACCGCCATGATTCTGCAGTGATTCAAGGATCATATCGCTCGCGTTCGCGCTCTCCAACATCATTGATGGATGGTCCAATGATAGGTAGTTAGGCTGCAGAACGTAATCCATACCATGGAATGACGTCGTTAGTGATGCTTGTGGTGTATCACGGCCACCGGTAGCCCATGACCAGCCACCAGCGCCAGATTCCCAAAGAGAAAGAGCAATTTTGCCCGTTGGGGTATCGAAAAACTCTTCTTCATGAGTGATCACGCCATTGTCATCACAAGTGATTGACTTGGTGCGGTTCGATGGCACGTTCTCCACCACCACCGGCTTACCTTGGACCATAATCACTTCGGTTTCGCCAATATCTAACTTGTTCGCACGTTGGCGCGGCTGGTGGCCATAATAACCATACGCCTCACCAACACGCAGTAACTCTTGTGTGCGTTGGTTGGCCAGCATGGATTGCACGCCTTTCACAATGTAATTGCGCTTATTCGCGCTTAGCTGTCGACCATCGTTGAACAGGCTAAAGCTATCTTTGACGGTCTTTAGTGTTTTTAGCTGTCGCATTAATTATCCCCCTGTGGAATGTGTTGAATTTCGCTCATGAGTTCGAGCAAGGTATCCCTGACGAACATCTCCGCTTCTTGGCGGTCTGTGGTACCAAGAGACTCAAGCATCGAGTCGTTTTCAGACGCGGATTTAGCGAGCTCTTTGATCGCTTTCTTAGCCAGCTCTGGGTCGATTTCTAGAACGGATGTGTAGATGTGGTTTTTGAGTGATTCACTATTGCCAATTGGTGATTGCTCGATTAGGTCAAGAACGGTGGCAAAGATCGTCGCGTAGTTAGCTTTCGCCTCTTGGTTCGCTGCTTCTTCTTGAGCTACTGCGGTATTGACGGAGTTGAATTGAATTTCGAAAGGTTCTTCACCTGTTGGCCAGTACTTGCCATCACGGTGAATCGTATGAATATCGATAGCACGACGAACAAAGCGAGCGACTGCAGCGCGAATTTGATGTGCTCGCAATGCGGATTGGATAGAGGTACGCAAAAAGCCGCCCTCCCCTAGCCCACCAGAGAGAAGATCACCAAAACCAAGCATTGACGGGTCCAACCCGATGCTTGCGGCCATGCGTTTAAGGTGGAACATAATATCTTCGATATGAGAGATATTCGGGTCAGTCGTGAACGTGTCGATTTGCACGCCGCCCTTACCCTCAGTCATTAATGGGATAAGGGTATTAATAACCGTTGGGATAAAGCCTTGCTTGCGGGAGTTCTTTACAATCTTCTGGCGGTCTGACTGCATTTGAGCAGCAAGTAGATTGACGTATTCTGCCGCGCCTGCAGAATCAAGACCGGCTGTATTCACACCTACCAAACGATCAATTAGTGAGGCATTAACACGGCTGGCCCCTAATGATGCGATGCTCTGGCGTAGCATTTCCCACGACTCATACGTGCTGTGCAGTATCGAGGTACCGTAGTTTTGAGTTTCAATTGGTTGACGGCTGTAAGCATCGTCAAAGAGTGAGTATGCTTGGCCAGTGTAGTTAACCGGCTCTTTATCCATGTTCGGACGCCAAACCGGCATCTTAAGAGGGATAAGCGCCCATGGTTCAGCTAATCGCACTTGCTCGCCGTCTTGACGTACCTTGAGGTGTTCAGACGTGAAACCACACAACACACCGGCACGCTCATATTCTCGAATCTGCTTAGCTTGCGTATAAAAATTCGATTCAAAGTGAGTGATGCCTTTGCCGTTCTGGGCGTATGGCCTGACGTAATTCACCCCGAAGACCAGCATGGGATAAGACCAGTTCATGATCTCTTCATTGATGGCCACCATGAGTTCACGATTTAGCTGCGCTACATACTCTGCATGCTCTTCTGATTTCGGATGCAAAAAGACCGCTAGACCATTTTTGTCTGACGCGGATAGAGCGTGGCCAAGGTGAATGTTGAGTGCTGCATCAATGGTACTGTCCTCTGACATTTCCTTGAAAATCTCATAGAGCATGTACCGGTCTTCGGGGAGCTTGCGAATGTGAAAACGCTCACGACCTTTGCGGCCCTCTTTGGTTAAAGAGCCACTTTTCTCGCTTGGTGATTCGCTGCGTTCTTGGAAATTAGAGGCTCCATAGCTCGCACCGCTCTCATAACTTACACCAGCCTCTTTATCGTCTTTATCACTCCAAAAAGGAAAGGCTCGCCGTAGAGCTTCCTGTAAGCCATTGGTGCTGTTATCCGACATTTTAAACCTCTATAGGTTAGAGGCTGTTTTCTTAGTTTTGCGGGGTTTATTGATAATAACTCATTGAGCATTAAGCCACCAATAGGGATGTTAAGGCCTTTTGTAATAAGGGCTTAAAGAACTAACTAAACAAATCAACACTCAAGCCACCCTTTCAAGTTACCCATGAAAATGGTTAATTTTTGTTGTTGTTTTGGCTGTTCTTATTCGGAATAATCAACCCGTTCAAAAAACAGTGTTATGAAAGGAGCAATCCTCAAATAACATATCATTTCATTAATTTAAGTGGCGTTTTTTTGGGCGGGGAACTTGAGAGGCCAAGCTATTTATTTAGCTTGGCCTTTCTGCTTTCTGGCTTAAAATTTCGCATGCGAAAATCTCCCTTTCCTTTATCATATCGTTAGCTTCCCTGCTGAAAAATGCCCTCCTACGTGGAGGCAACGATGGATAAAGCCATTATCCAAGCGATTGATAGCACCCGTAACATTGATGAGCTGGTCGCCCAGTTCGAAACGTTACTTAAGGTGGATCTCAGTAATACCCCTACCGGCAAGAAACGGATTGCCGCAAACCAAAAAGCGAAAGACATTCTCGCCAAATACAATGGCGACTACTCCAATGTTTCACCGGAAGACAAAGCCGCATTGCGCGATTACACCGGCTTTGGCGGCATTGGTGGTTCAACCAACGAATACTACACACCAAAATGGGTAGCCGAGGCGGTCTGGGAATCGTTGCGCTCCTATGGCTTTGATGGTGGTTCAGTTCTAGAGCCTAGTGCCGGTGTTGGCGTGTTCAGTGAAACCAAACCCGCGAACGCGCTTAATACGTCTGTAGAAATGGATCCGACTTCTGCAGCGATTAACCAAATCCTCCACCAAGATGACCACGTTATTAACTCTGGCTTTGAGGCTGTGGCCAACGATCCAAGTGTTGGTAACTTTGACGCCGTAATTGGCAACCCACCTTATGGTGTCCGAGACGCCAGTGCGAACGATGACCGTGAGTACAAAAACATTAAGTACGCAGATCAGTACTTCGTGACACGTTCAATTGATAAGGCCCGTGCTGGTGGTTTGATCGCTTTAGTTCTGCCTACGCGTATTGTGGAATCTGGCAACCTGAAAAAATGGCGTACCAGCATTGCATTAAAAGCCGAGTTCTTAGGCGCTCACCGATTACCAACAGGCACGTTTGCCGATACTGGTGTTGTGACTGATTTAGTGATCTGGCGTAAACATAGTGAAGCTGGCCAAGAGCTAATTGATAACGCCAGCAAAGAAGCGCTCGAGCAGAGCGGTGTACTTTGGGATACATGGCTAACCGGCAAATGGTTTAAGCGTGAGGGTAAGAAGTTCATCAACGGTGAAGAGTCGACACAAGGTGCGGGTAAGTTTGCTCGTAAAGTCGTGGACCGTGGGAACCGCTCTAACATGGATATCAAAGAAGCCCTAACCCGCCGCTTTGATAGCCATATTGACTGGGACTCACTTGATAGCAACGTTGAGCCACCAGCAAGCACCAAGTATGACGACGGCGATACCATTTTCAGAAATGGCCTCCAGTTCGAAATGCAAGATGGTGAGTGGATTGAATCCGAAAACAACGCCAAGCGCGGGAACGTCGACAAATCGACATATGGCGTGACGCATTCTGACGATCTGCAAGCAGCGACCTACTCGATTGATTCCATGATGAACCTGACGGCCAGCCAAGCGCTTAAGGCCTATGAAGATTTCCCATACCTTTGTCATGATGATTTTAAAGCCGTTGTACGTTCTATTGCCAAGCTGCCACAAGGCCAGCAAGAACTCGCATACAAGGGGGTGTTATTAGGGCGCAAAGTCAAAACCTTATCGACCATGGTAGCCGGTGGCCGTAGCCGCTCTAAAACGGAATTACTTCACGCTGCAGTGAATAGCGAAGAGCAAAGTATTGCTGATTATCGCACCCGTCTTGGTGGCCAGATAACAGAGCTTAATGCTCTTATGGGAAACAGCCATATTTCGCAGAAAGAGCTAGCCAAGCTTGATGAGTCGTTTATCTCTGACTGGCATAGCTATAAATCGTCTATCGATAACTCTGGCAAACTGTCGGACCTGTTAACCGGTGATCTACGAGTTGAGCACACAAACCAATATAACAGCTCGAGAATGGCTGACGTTCTTCACTTCTGTGAGCGTGAGCTTGGCCATACTTCACTCACCCTTGATGAAATCCGTGTTTACTACACGGCCCCAGACATTGCCAACCTAAGCGATGATCAGTTGCTCGAGAAGCTTGCGCTTATGGATGAGGTAGCCATCAATAACGATGGTTCTATTCAGGCCATGCACCGTGCTTGCTCTGGCCATGTTGGACGTCGCATCGAAGCCCTGCAGAATCAACTATCTGTGGCCACCAGCGACAATGTAAAAGCCAACTACATGCGTCAGCTCGAAACCATTGAAGCTAAGCGAAACAAGATCTCACTCGATGAGGTGAAAGTTAAACTCACAGACAACTGGATCCCGCGTCATATCATGCTGGAGTTCCTGCAGGATTCTGGCTACGTCGATTTTGAGCTAGGTGAATGGGAAGAGAACGAATTTACTTACATTGATGATGATGGCGAAGAGAAGACCAGTGTTGAGCGTGAATTTGTTCAGAGCGAAACCGGCACCCAGTTTAGTGGGTACCGTTGGCGTGATGGCAAGAAGCGTAATGCTGGTGATGAAGCTTTTGAGCGTCAAATCGAATCCTACATCAATGAGGGTAAAGTGCGTGGTGGTGGCGATAACGCTGAAAAGTCACTGGTCCGTTCTAAGATTCGCTCTCTCGATGATGAGTTCACCAACTGGCTCGCAGCCAGCGATCACTCTGACGAACTGGAAGAGCAGTATAACAACACGTTCAACAACTGGATTAAACCAGAGTTCGATGGTAGTGACTTAGGCCTAGAGGGTGTTTCTGGTGCCATTGAGTTCATGCCTTACCAAAATTCGACCATTCGACGCCATAGCGCAGACGGCAACGGGATCCTTGCTTTGGGTACCGGCTTAGGTAAGACCCTCACGGGCTTAGGTCTGATTCAGCACAACCTATCAACCAAGCGTGCAAGCCGTGTTGGTGTCGTGGTCCCTAAATCAACGCTAGAAAACTGGTTCTATGAATCGGATCTGTTCTTTGGTGAAGAGAATCTAAGTGACAAAATTTTTGTTGGTTTAGACGTGGCCAAAGACAAGAACGGCACTATTGAGCGTGAGACGGTTCTCGATGAGAACGGGGATCCTCGCCTTGATAAGAAAGGCGAACCAATTAAGCGTGCCAAGCTAAAAGTTGTCACCAACGGTAAGAAGATAGCCGAGCAGCTTCACGCGGTAACACAATCTACCGCTCGCATTGTGGTGATGACTAAAGACGTTTACGGACGTATTCCAATGAAACCGGAAACCATCAGTGAAAACGTGATGGAAATGAAAGAAGCCGGTTTGATTGCAGGCTCTCATAAGCTGGTGAAAGACGCTCAAAACCACCGCGATAAAGAGAAGAACGCACGATTCGAAAATAAGTTCTCAGACGACGGTACCGCGAAGAATGAAACCCTACCGTACTTTGAAGATCTGCTATTCGATTCTGTCATGGTGGATGAGGCTCACGACTTCCGTAACTCGTACAAAGGCGGCTCATATCGTAACAACCTGGCATTCCTGCCAAGCCAAGCGCAAGCAAACCGCGCTATCGATATGCAGCTTAAAAACAACTTGGTGAAAGCACGTAATGACGGCAACGGGATCTACTTCCTGACGGCTACACCTACGGTTAACTCACCGGTTGATATGTTCAATATGCTGTCTCACATCGTACCGGCTGAAACGTTCGCCAAGATGGGTATTTTCGATTCCGACGACTTTATCCGTATGTTTGGTAAGACTGGTGAAGCTCTGGTAACTAAGCTCTCTGGTGAAGTGGAAAGCAAAGAGGCCTTGCTGGGTTTCCAGAACCTCGACGCGCTGCGTAACATCGTTAACCGATACATGACGATGGAAGATGCCAAGAGTGTTGGTGCAGAGGTCCACATTCCCGATCTCATTGCAGCCACCAGCAAAGTGCAAATGAACGATGAGCAAGAAGCCCTGTATGAAGAGCTGCGCCATCGTGCTGACGCTATCTCAAACCCTGACGAGCCAGAGAACCAAGAGATTGTCGAACAGTACCCAAATGACACTGTTTTCGGCCTTATCCGTAAAATGGATAAAGTCTCAACCGACTTGGACCTTTACCACGAACGTGTAACTTATCGTTTCAGCAAAACCAAAATGAATGACGTGCAGGCCGCGCTCGATGCGCTACCAAGTACCGTTACTATCTTGGTGGAAGAAGTCACAGACAGCGGTGAAGTAAAGTTCAAGAAAAAAGCCGTCAAACTTGAGAAAGAGATCGTTGTTGAGGGTAAGCACGCGGTTGTTCGTCTGCGCCAAGAGTTTGCAGATCAGTTCGTTGATATGCTCGACAAGGGCAAAATCAAATACTCACACCCAGTGTCACCTAAGTACGCCAAGTTCTTAGACAAGGCCAAAGAAGTGTACATGGCTGGCGGTAAACAACTGGTATTCAGTGAAGAAAAGAGCCAACACAAAAAGCTCGCCAAGATCATTGCAGACCATACCGGTTGTAAGATGAGTGAAATTGGCATTCTGAACAGTGACACCGTAGCCGGTAAGAAAGGTTCAAAGGCGTCCGAAGATGATCAGGAAGCTGGCTTAGAAGCGATGGCCAAGAGCTATAACACCAGCAAGTACAAGTTTATGATCCTCAACAAAAAGGGCGAAGTCGGTATTAACTTGCATCATGGTACCACTGACATTCATCACCTAACCTTGCCTTGGACGCCGATGAGCATCACCCAGCGTAATGGCCGCGGTGCGCGTGTTGGTTCTAAGCAAGCAAGCGTGAACGTTCACTACTACACATCCAAAGGCAGCTTTGATGACTTCCGTCTGGCCACTATCACACGTAAGGCGAACTGGATTGAAACCATGTTCAAAGGTGATGAGAAATTTGTTGCGAACGCTGACGCGGATAGCTCTGGTGAAACGGCGATCATGCTGGCAGCTGATCCAGAAGAAGCCAAGCGCCGCATTGAAGCGAGCAAACGAGAAGCTGAACGCAAGCAGAAAGCCGAGAAAGTGCGTCAAACTTCAATCAGCATGAATAAGTTCATTCACGCAACGAACCAGCTGAATGTTGACCTTGATGAAATCAGTAGCGAGATCACCGAGCTGGAAAGCAAGCTTGAAGAGCAAGCGGAGAAAGTCGAAAAAACCAGAGCAAACGCTGACGGTGCGAAAAGTAACTCGTATGAGTACCGACAATATACCCGCGCCAAGTCTGACCATCACGAAACTCAAAAGCGTCTGACTACGCTAAACCGAGCTCGCGACAACCAGAAGAAAGCCGCAAATACTCTTAAGAAGCTCACGCCATCTATTCAGAACGAAATCAATGAGGGCAACCTAAAAGATTACCCTGACTTTTTGACGCACCCAGAGCTTTACCTAGTGAAGAACGGCAAGATTGTTCGCCAAGGTTACACCTACAAAGTGAAAACCAAAGAGCGCTCTTGGGATCTCGACTACGTGAACGATAGCATTATGACTATTCAAAAATTGGATCGTAAGTCTGGTACCGTGAACGGCCTACTGGTGGAAGAGAACGGGAAAGAAGTTAGCCGAGGTAATAACGCGCACCCAATTGAGCAAGTCTTTGAACTGGCCAACGTGGACCAATCTCGCGCTGAACTCGAAGCAAAAGCACTAACCGGTGTATCACTGGCTGATACCTGCAAAGTGTTTGACCGTGAAACTTACTTTGAGCTGGTTGAGGCTGGAAAAATCAAACGCTACGGCTTTGAAAGCAATTGCCTGATTAAAACCGCCGACGGCTACAAAACGCCTTATGGATTTAAGCACTCTGCAGAAGAGCCGCTTGTTTATCCTGACGCAACCGACAAAGCCGTATTTAAAGGCTTGCTGGCTCAAATTGTGAATGAGTTAGAAAGCAAGGGCCGCGTACAGCTGAGCTCTTCTATCCTGACTCACTTCCTTGGCCGTAACTGGGAAGAAATGGCCAAAGAGCAAGGTAAGAAAGCCGACGAACAAGACGTAATCGAGCGTATCACGCTGGAGATTAAGAAGTTCGAGACGGATAACCAAGCACTCTACAATCAAGCCCTCCTGAAAGCAGAGAGCACCTATCACGGCTCTATTGAGTTCTTTAAAGCTCTAGAAAAGTACATTGATGATCTGAACTGGAAAGGCTACGTGAACCGTACTGAGATCGTGACATTCAAGCGCCGCCAAATGACGCGCTATGGTGAAACGTTAAAAGAGCGTTCGGCCCAGCACATTGCAGAACAAGAGTACTTACTGTTTAGCAGCTTCACCAAACTTGTCGCCAGCGACCCAACGCGCCCTAAGCGACTGGCAGAGGTTGCCACGGCCATGAAGAAATACAAACCAACGTCTGACCATCACCTCATTAAGGTGGTCGATAGTCTGTACTCTGGTGACGTTCAAGAGGCCATGCTGCAGGTGTGTGCTGACCTCCACGCAATTGGCTACAAGTCGTTTGATTCTGGTGATGGCCTGCTGGTGGCTGAAAGCTGGGACTTTACTCGCGCCAAGGGCAACTTTGGATCCATGTTCATGGGTTACGGTAGCAGCGGCATCGACCGCCAAACGTTCATTGATAAGTACCTCACTGCAGAAGCGATGAAGCCAACGCCGGTTGTCGTGACAGAAAAGCAAGCTGAGAAGCTGGAGAACATCGACGGCTTTGACGCTGGCTCTGTTGATACGTTCGCAGAGGCCGTATCTCAACTAGGCATCGAAGTGAAGACGCTAACGCAAGATATTCCTAAATGGTCATTCCAACGTAATGGCCGTGGTAAGCGCTACGGTGGTCAGCCAATGGAAGCATTTAAGTTCATTGGCCTTATGAGCAACGAACGCGGCGGCGGCCCACTGAAAGAGCTCCTAGCTGGCAACCGATCATTGAAAGCTGAGCTCGATGCGAAGTTCATCCCAGCGGGGGCGTTCGTAGAGTATGGCTTTGAGGGTGGCTGGTGGTTCATTAATGCAAGCAGCGACCTAGCCAGCCTAGCCGATCAGTTATTTGATACTGCAGGCGTATCAAAAGCGGCGTAACTTAAAATTTCGCATGCGAAAATGTGGAGAGATTCGCTAGAATTTCGCATGCGGAAACTTGGAGAGAAAAATGATTACTCAAGTACAACTGCCAACACAGGCACAGATAAAGTCATTGGTTGATGAAGCCACCAGCAAGGTAGGCCGTGAGGTTTTCTTGGAGAATAACCTGCGCGGCATTAAGACGATGTTAGACAGTAACCCTAGTCTGTATCATCACTATGGCCCGTATTGGTGGGCCGTTAAGGGCTTGCTGGTCGCCAATGGGGTTTTAGATGGCCAAGAAGACGAGCCAATCACACGCGAGCACTTTAAGTTTGATGATCCGATTTATACATTGTGTGCGGCTTGGGCTTACCACCAGCATCAAATCGAAAGCATGGTGATTAATACCAACCTGCACTATTTTGACTTGGACGGCGAACCATACGAATATGCACTTGAAGATCTAGAAATGGAAACGTGGGCGAAAAGTAGAAAGCGTTAGCCGATTTTCGCATGCGAAAACTGAGCATTAAAGGGGGGTGTTTGTGGTGAACAGCCCCCTTGTTTTTTTTGGTAAATCTAATTTATCTATTTAGATACAACTACTTAGAGTGGTTTTTAACGTGGTGCAAAAATCACGGTAAATTTGTCACGACTAGGTGTGCTAAGGTAAATCTGTCACGACTTGAGCGCCAGAGTGATGTTTACGGTAAATTTGTCACGGTTGGGCGGTAGATCTGTCACGATGCGTGTAGCCTGCGCATCCACAGACCACACGTTGAAACACTATAAGGCTCTCAATGCTTCGATTGCATCTTCACATAACTGGCCGCCAGATAAAGAAAACTCTGTTAGGTTCTTTTTTAAAACCTGCAGTTCCTTTTTGGTTACGTCCTCTTTGGCCACCAGCTTGCTATGAATCACTTGAGCTTGCTCTAGTGGCGTCAGCTCTTCCTCGATCACTTTGGTAGATTTGTCACGAATGATGCTATCCCACTCAAAGTTTATGTATATTTCACCGTTGCGCTTTTCTTCGGTGTATCTCAGCTTAATATCTGTTTTCTTTGCAATGTCCTCAACCGATGGCTTAAGGAAACGGCGTCTAAAGTCGCTCATACGCTCGTAAGACTTTGGCAAGCAATAACGGTCAATCATCCACTGAACAGTGAACGACACGCTATTGCGGCGGTTAGACCATTGCTTGATTGACTCATACAGCCTCATCGAGTGGCCAGAGCCAAGTTCACCAGCGTCACCAATCAGGAACTTAGTAAAATCAGATTTCACCTCTGTGATGATGCTTATCAGCTCCGCATTGAAATAGAACGTCGTTACACCACGCTTAGGACGATGAGAGCGCTTAACCATCCAAGTAAAGCTGTCATAGGCCTTGTCCTCGTCGGTGTCCTCATCAGGAAGATAAAACACAACCTCTTTCCCTTTCATAGCGCTAGCAGCTGCAGCAATCTCTTTGCTGGCGTTCTCGCTATTGAACAACGAAGCATAACGGTTCGTTTCTATATCGACACTTACATGCCCGAACTCGGTTTTCTTGTAGTCGACGGGATTATCTAGAAAGTGTTTCAGCGCAATATAAAGGATCCGCTTTTCATTTCTACCAAGGCTATAGGCTGCTGTAGTCAGCGCGTTAGACTGGCGAAGCACATCCTGTTTTGTGATCTGTGACATATCTACCTTAAAAATCGTGACAAGTTATTCTGTTGTCACGATAGTTGGTATTCAGAAACAAAACAACTATTCATTTCAATAATTGAGAGAATAAATACACACACCAAGGCTATCTTTTCGGTAAATCTGTCACGAAATAGCGGTAGATCTGTCACGAATTGGGGTAAATCTGTCACGAAATACGAGGGTTAACGGTAGATGCGTCACGGCGCACGGTAGAACTGTCACGTAAAAGTAATGTAAGTCCATGAATGCAATAGCTTTTGCCAACCTAAGAAGATCTTAAGAAGATCCTAATAAGAGTTAAAAACTATTGTAATAATGAATGTGGGTAAAAGGGATAACTCTATGAGTGGCTTAAAGTTATCCACATAATTAAAATCAAATGCAACAAGTGAAACGTATTTGATGATTTATAATTGAAATCGTTTCAATTGGGGTATATATTTATCTCAACCTAAATAAATTGAGAGCATCCCATGCGTGAATTAGATCGACTGCAGCAAATCGCGGAAAACATGAAATCTGAGCAATTAACCCATAAAGAACTGATTGCACAGCGTACTCATATCAACGTTTCAGACGAAGAGATCGACGGTATGGATAGACTTATCTATAACCACTCTCTGAATAAAAAAAGTTTCCGTGAGTTCATGAAACTTGCTCCTGTCACCTTTCAAAATCGCATTCAAAAAGAGATTGATGATGGCGTGATTCCAGAGCCGATCTATCAAAATAAACAACACCTGTTTACACGCATGCACATTCAAACCCTAATGGACCACTGGGGGATGCCGAAATACAGCGACCAGTATGAACCTAGAGCTATTGCGATTGAAAACCAAAAGGGCGGCACTGGAAAATCCTCGACCTCTGCAATACTTGCTACAGCTTCGGCTTTAGACTTACAAACCAACGCTAAAGTGTTACTGATTGACCTTGATTCTCAAGGTACGCTGGGCCAAAGCATGATCTCAACGAATGTAGACGACGATGCTATCTATCTAACTGCAGTTGATATCGCACTAGGTAAAAAAGAATCAACGGGCGACTACGCGAACCTTGTTCAGAATGGTTACACCGACCGTGAAATCATTCTGAATGCCCCTTTTAGCACGCATTTACCAAACTTAGACGTGATGCCTGCGTTCAGTACCGATGAACGCTTTCATGACTTATTCTGGCAGGCCCAGACCGACGAAGAAAAGAACCAGTTGGTGAGTCGCTTTGCGCATGAAGTTATTCCAGTGCTTAAAGAAAAATACGACTTAATCATCATAGATACACCACCACAAGAGTCGCCGTTAATTTGGATGGTGAACGAAGCAATTGATTGTTTGCTAGTTCCTATTTCTCCGCGTGAATACGACTTTGCAGCTACCGCGAACTATCTTTTGACCACGCACGCACGATTTGAGGGATTACCGTCGAATGGTAATAACTTACTTTGGAGCCGTGTACTTATTGTTAATCATGATGAGAAAAGCCCGTCCGAACTGGACGTAATCGACAAACTAAGCCGTACAGTTCAAGACCGTTTGCTTTCTACTTACATCGTACATTCTGAATTGGTTGCTGCAGCTGCAGAACTTAACCGAACCGCATTAGATGTGGCCAAGTCAGAAAAGCTCGTACCGCCTAGAAAGTATGATGATGCAATGACGTCAATTAACTCTGTTTATAAGCAGTTCATTCGTGAAATTAAATCTATCTCAGTGAGAGGAAAATAAGATGAATCAAAACTGGGACCGTAAAGTTAGTAAGAATCAATTGTTAGGTAAGGCAGGCTTGAGCACAGTTAGCCAAGGAAACAAACTGTCTACCTCAAAAACCAGCAATATGAAAAGCTATAAGCTTGAGAACGGGGCAGTCGAGGCTATACGCCGCGTTATACCGGCGTCTGAGGTGGCCGCTAAGACGGCGGTTCACCCTTTGAACCCTCGTAACCAAGAAGCCTTAAACCCCACGTCTGTGGCCAACACGTTGGCGTCTATCGAGAAAAATGAAATTGATACCGATTGTTTGGGTATTTGGTCAGACGATAATAAAGTCATTCTGATCATTGAGGGCAGCGTTCGCCGTTACTGTGCGATTGAGGCTCAAAAAGAATACCCTGTTTGGGTACTTCCAGCTGGTAGCGCGACCAACAAAGACATACGTCGTTTAATCAACGATGCCGAAGACGGCAAGAAACCGCATTCTCTGAGAGAAAAAGGCGGGGCTTACATGAAAGAAGCGTTAGAGCTCAACAAAGACGCTGAGAACTTGAAAGTAGATGATGTGGCCAAACTTATCGGGGTAGGGCGTGAAACGGTTAGAAAGGCGCTGCAAGCTTACACTCTGGATATTTCGCTATTAAAACTGCTTCCCGATTATGAGGGCGTATCAGGCGGTATTTACCCTGAACTATCTAAGATTGAAAAGGCCGTTAAGAAAGCCGACATAGCTATGAAAGATTTTGTTGATGCGGTAAAAGCGCACGCTACCTATCAAGCTGTTTTAGAGAATCAATCCACTGGCTCAGCTCAAAAAGCTGTCGTTAAAGTCATTCAAGATCAGCTCCAAAAGATGACGAACAAACGAACTGCAAATAAAGCTGAAAATTTTGAATTAGCGTCGTTCTCAGACCGTAATAAATCGGCAAAGATGAAAGTCTCTGCAGACGGTCGAAAACATACCATTGAATTGAGTCGGATTGAGAAATCCATCGTTGATGACATAGAAAATTTCATCCGAGAAAGGCTGAAACAATAGCGCTAAAATCACCAAAAGAACCATGGCCAAACGCCATGGTTTTTTTTATTTTTGCACCACAAGTTATCCTTGTTTAAGTTGTTGTTTTATTTGGTTAAAGTCAGATTTCCCAAAAAAAACAACGGGGTTGTTTTTTTGGGGAACAAGGGTAGGCGGCAAAAAAACAATAGGGTTGTTCACCACAAAAATCCCCCTTGCTTTGGTCCTTATCGACCTGTTGCTGGTACGCTCATATCGCCCGTGCGTAACCACCATGCAAAATCAAATACACTCATGGCCACCAGCGAACCAATACCATCCCAGCCCTCGGAATAGTTCGACAAATACGCTTCTTTCGCTTCACCTGCAGAATCAAAACCCAGCATTACTTTGTGTTCGTCAAAGTCGCCGTTGTCGTTCACTTGGTTCACGATAAAGACCTCTTTGCACTGCTGGTTGTGACCTAAAAATACATCAATCGGATCACCATCGGCCCCCATCGTTCCGCTTATGTCACCGTAATGATTTTTTAGCTCAATGGACCATTGCTGGCCATTATCATCGGTACCCGCTCTTAAGCTGCCTTTTGGGTTCTCTATGGCAATCGCAAAGCCTGAAAATGTAAGTCGGCCCTTGCGGTAGTTCCCAGCTTCTTTTTGGGCGGCAGTAGGCTCTGGTAGATCGTTCTCTGGCGAAGTGGCAGCTTCATTCGCCATGCTATCAATTGATTCAAACATGAATCCAGCCTGCTGGCCGTCGCTCTCTAATTCTTGGTTAACGCGCCCTAAGATATCAATTAAAGTCGCTTGGCCACCGCCAAACATATCACCCATGGCTTGCCCTTGGTGCAACAACTCTTGGTTGATAGCTTCGGCCATAGCCTTAAATGCCGTCGCCATACGTTTAGCGCTTCGATTATTGTTGGCAATGAAACGGGCCAAAGCTTCGGCCTCTGGATCGTTATCTCCGAACAAACCAGATTGCGCCAGTAGTTCGTCAATGTTCTGACCTGAGTCTTTTGCTTGCCTTACTAGCTCAGTCGCTTTCACTAGTGATTCCAGTGCGTTCTCTGCCAGTGTCGGCTCTGACTGGTTGATATCAATAGCGTTAGCGACAAGGCCTACGGTTTGTTTATGCGCCTCCCCATTTAGATATTGCATTTCAACAAACGAACTGGCCGCACTGTTCATAGCATTTAAGATATTGCGAATCTCTGGATCCGGTTCTTCGGACACAAGCTTAACCAGTTTTTCATTCTTATAGGCCTTGGCGAATACTGCGTTTTGCATACGCTCGATGAGCTGCTTAGTTGGGCGCCCATCTTCGGTAAGTAACCCAGCTGTTGAGTTATCCCCAATTTCAGTTAGGAAACTGTTTATAAAACCTTGGTTAGTTTGTGCGAGCAAGTTACCTGTTTCGCTTGGATTGAATAGAGCAATCATTTGGTCGTTGATGCGTTCAGCGTCCACCCACGCGGTTTCTGCAGCGCTCATTTGCTGCAAATCCGATAGGTTTGAATCACGGGCGAACTTAGCTCTATCGAGCTCAGTGATACGCTCACGAACCAGTACCGGCTCTTTCATGCTTTTAACGTCGTTAGCATCGAGATCAAAGCGTTCAGCATTATCAATCAGGTATTGGCGGTAGTGATCGGCTTTGCCTTGTTGGTAAGCACTGATCAACGCCATGGTTCGACCGTTGCCAGACTCCACCACGTTATCACCGCCGACAATTGGAGCACCATGGGAGCTTAGGCCGCTGTCAGTAAGCTGCTGCGGTCTTAAGTCGCTGGCCATCTTTGAGATTTGCAGTTTGGAAGATACGCGGGTGCGATCACGGGGCTGGAGCTCTTGAGGAAAGTCTGGGTTAATTCGACCATCTTGAGTGTTAGACGGCACCAAATCGGACGCTTCCACTAGCTTAAAGCCTGTTTCAACCTCATCACCTTTGGCTGTCACTACGTAGCTTGTACGGCCCGTGGATGGGGTAGGGGAGGGAGCCGATTCGGTTTGAGAACTTTTAACAATGTCACACAGCTCATTGATACTGGCTGCGGCGGCGATTTTTTCTTTTTTAGACAATGTAGCCTCCAAAGTATGGAAGCGGCGAATTTTCGCATGCGAAAACTTTTGAGCGGGGAGTTCTCAAAGAGCTAGCAATAGTCGATGGAGTTCATCAGCGTATTGAACGCGTTCGGCTTTGGTAAGTTCTACGTTACTCGCTTGTTTCAGATAATACTCGCATCGGTGTTCGTGCCAAGCTTCATCTTCTTCCTGTTTACTCATAATAGATCCTAATTTTCGCATGCGAAATTTATGCTGCAGTAGTCATCTTATCTGGGTTTGCTTCAAACCAAGCTAACGCGCCCTGCTTCACTTCATTTAGCGTTAAGCCCTCACTATGGACGTCTCGCATCACCTCGACAAACTCTGCCGGTGCACTGGTGTTGAAGTCTCCAGCTTTATATTTTGCGATCAGCTCACTTTCGCTTTCTAGCGGCTCGGTACCAGCTTCGACGTGCTTGTTTATCGTTTTCTTGGCTTTGGTTCGATCTGCTTGCGACCAACTACCAAACCCGCCGTTTTTCTTAGCTGAACCAGCCTCTTTGTCCCAGTAATCATAACCACGCGCAATGTGGCCCTTATACCCAAACGAGTAGCCATACCGAGATTTATATACAACGTAGTTTTTGCCTTTCTCGACTAGCTTGATCTCAGGATCAAAAGCCATTTCGTATTCGTACCAGTTTGGCGCATTTAGCACGCTACCAAGTTGTTCAATCTTGTCTGAACGTGATAACGCTGAGAAATCTTGGACAGAGATAAACGACTCTTGATTATCTGGCTCAGGCTCCGCAACCGGCTCAGATTCATCTTTGGTTACTGAACCGGTACCTTTGATTTTCTTAATTGTGTCTGCGAGCTCACGGGTTTTCTGAATGCGTTCACCAATAGGCAGCTGGCCGCCTTTGATTTGTGATTTTAGATCGGAGGCTTGGCGAGTTAGCCCCATTCTTTCTTTTAAACTTAACATCATCATTCCTATTGGCCGCCATTGCTAGCGGCCTGTTCGTGTTAAAGCGCTTCAATCATTGCAGTGATGGCCAACATAGCCGACTCCATGAGGGCTTCGTTTTCATCCACGCTATCTGCAGACTCAAAATAGGCATACGCCGCTTCAAGTTCATTTTGATGCTTGTCGATAACGGCCTGTTCTGGCTCGCCGGTATAGTCTCGGATTGCTTCCAGATTTTTGATGTGTTCCATTTCTTCACCATCTTGTTCTTGTTCTGGTGCCTTATCTGTTAGCCCCAAACCAAAGATACAAAGCATTTCTAGTTCACTATGATTATCAAAATCCCCGAAGTGCTGAGCTTTGTCATGGCTATAGGCCGCAAACTTAAACTCACCGCCTCTAACCACTGGGTAGATTAATACTCGCTGTGTGCCAATCATCGCGCTTAAGGCACTGTGGCCATATAAGCCATCAATTGACGGGTCAGGGTTTGAGCTTAGAGATTTGCCAATGTTAATCTGGCCTTGGAACCCATCACCAAAATAAACATTTTGTGATTGCCAGTCGGTTAGCGCTTCAAGGTTCGCTTTGGCCTTTTCTTCTAGCGCGGCTGTTAGATGCTCATGAAGATCTGCAATCTTGTCGATCAGAGATTCTTCATCGTTGGCCTTGAACGTTTTAGCATTGCCGTTTGGTAGTGTGACAGACTGTTCACCAAGCTTGATTTCGAAGTTAGTGAACTCTTCCAACTGCTCCAACATGATCGCGCTGTCAGAGTCTAGAGCTTCACGAATACCATTTACGTCGATAGTGGGTTCTGCTGACTCTTCACCTTGATGGTGAACCTCCTCTAGCGATTCAAGCTCTTCTACTTTCCGCTCACGGCGTAGCTCGCTATCGACTTTTAGGCGTCCACCATAGAAATTCACATCGAAGTAATCAGTCATTGAGTCACTTTCGTCATAGTTGAACTGATCTGTGAAAGCATCGACAAAAGTAATCAGTTGGCGAACTTCCTCGCTGTACTGTTCAGGCGCACCGGCTAATGAACCTTGCGGATTGTCTATTTCCCATTGTAGGAACTCTGGGCTATATAGCGTCACGTTCTCTGGTAGTTCAACAAGATTTAGATTGATACCATTACCATCTTTTTTGACTGAGATTTTTACGCTCGATGGCAGGCGACCGGATTTGCGCATTTGAGTCATAAAGGCACGGATACGCTTAGCAATCTGCGTAGTATCTGTAATGCCCTCTTCCTCATAGATTGATCCAGAAGTGAACTCATTAGCGTTTAAATCCATGAGTTGTTGCTGTTCTTCGGTGCGCCCCTTTGCGGCTTCGTCTGCGTCATCGCTGGCCAAAGCATTATCTATATTTAAGTCTTTGTCTGGTTCTGACTGTGATTCAGGCTCAGTACTTTGACCTTGCTCTGATTGGCGTTCAGATTGCTGTTGAGCGTAGTCTGCAAGGATAACCGACTTAATCTGGTCCCAAGTCGTTAGGCCAGTGCTGCCCTCTGTCGATAGCGGAGATCCCTCTGAATGGTATACAGAGAACGTCGCGTTATCGTAAGCGCGAACTAAGAACTCACCATAAACGTCGTCTTCGTCAGCGTCCGGTGCGTAGAAGTACACAAACGGATCTGTTGGGTCGGCCTTGTCCATGGTCCAGTCACTTGCAATGTTCTTACGGCCAATCACGCTCATTAGCGCTTCTTTGAGTTGCTTATTAATATACTCTTCTGTCAGCTCTGGGAACGCTGGTGATAGGTTGTTTTCGACAAGCTCAATGAGGCTTTCATTTTGAAGATCAGAAAAGTCCATCTGGCCACCGTTGATAAGTGCGACCGCATCTTTAACCACATCGTCCATGTAGTCTGGAATCGTGGTTGCAGCATCACGGCCATTGGCCTGCAGGCGTTGCTCAAACTTATCGGTGAGTTCTGCCTGTGCCGCTTCGTAACCTTGAGGGAAGCCAGCACTGATCACTGCCTGACGACGCTCATCACCGGTCATATCATCCCATTGCGGTGTATCTTCGCCTCCAGCACCATTTAAGCTAACAACGTTGCTTGTTGCGCCACTTGCGCGGTCTAACTCTTCTTGAGTGTAACCATTTCGCATTAGAGTGTTTTTCACATCAGTGCCGAACTGTTCCATCTTCTCAGTACCGTAGTGCTTGAGCTTTGATAGGCTTGGATACGTGATGGTTTCTACAAACAGGCCACCAGCAACAACCCACGTCGCTTGGACCTCTTTACCCGTTCTTTTCACGGTGATGTGACAATGTTCGCCATACTCAATGACATACTCGCCATCATCCAAAGCAGCTGCTTTTAACTTGGTTAATGAGTTTTTGGTTGGGAACCCATCAGCATCATCAACTAGGTAGTAATAATCATCGTATTGGTTGCTTGGGTAGTTGTCCGATGGCGTTGACTCCACCGAGTTTTGAACCGTGATTTGTTCAGCGTAGTAATCTAAGTGCTCTTTAAAGGCTGAGTAAGTGCTGCCGGTCGCCTTTACGTCTCCTGCAGGGTTTACGATTGAATAACCGGTGTTGCCATCAAATAGCACTTCGTAACCAGCATCACGCAGTTTTTGAACCGTCGCTTTATCTTGGCCAGACAAGTTAGCTTGGAGCTCTGGCTCATTAAACGAAACATGAGTCACATCCCCTGTCGGGCTCTCTTCTGGTGCCTGTTCTGGCTCTGATTCTACCGCGTTAACATTGCCAAGCTTCCAAATGCTATTGCGTGAGGTTACAGCTGGCTTATCAGCTACGTCGTTAAATGCGCTTAGCATTGTTAGTGCGTCATCAACAAGCTGTTGCTCACCGTTCTTATGCATGGTTTTAATGCGGCCTGTCATGTTCTGAACGAACAGAGAACGATCCGAACCATTAGCGCCATTGATATCGATATCGGCAATGGTACCCAGCGTAGAAATGAGATTGGTCCCTTTAGGACCGTGGCCCTGAACGGTTTTCATAGCCGCTCTTAGTTTAGGCTCATCAAATAGGTCACGATAAGGATCACCACTGTTAGGCGCTGCATCAGCCGCCGTGGCTGGCTCTTGAGCTTCTGGTGCTTGGGTGTTCAGTTGTTTACGCAGCTCTTCTTGAATTTCATTTTGCGTATCAATCTTGGTTCGCGCACGGCTGATTTTCTTTGAAAGTGCGTCAGATTCGCTCTCAAGTGAATCGGTTTCTTCATTTAGCTCGGCGGTTTGCTCTTCAAGGGATTGGGCTTGCTCTTGAGCTTGTTGGAGCGCTGCAGCGTCAGCGTTCTTTTTCTCTTGAGCGGCTGCGAACTTCTCGCTATTGGCCGTTACCAAAGAGCCAAGCTTTGTGGTTGCTTCTTTAAGTGATACATCCATGCCGCCTTTTGGTGCGACCGTATGAGTCACATCACGACTGTTGATCATGAAGCGAAAAGCGATAAGCGTATCGTCGCTGTTAATTTTCAGTGGATCATTGTCTGGGGCGTGGAACGCGATAGAAACACTCTGGCCATCAGATAAAGGAATCTTAGCGATTTGAACGGCGACCGCGCCCGATTTACGAGGCTTACCGATCTCGATATCACCTGCAGTTATCTCGCCTGTCTTTTTCGATAGCTGGTTAGCAAACTTTTTCATTCGCTGGCCAAGCATTGCGGCTTTTGACTTGAACGCTTCGAGCATCATTTGTGGCACTGGCTCACACTGGAACAAAAGCGTATTTTCCAGATCTTCCAATGAAACAGACTCAAGAATAAGGTCATTAGGATCCGACTTAAACACACTGTCTAGCTGGGCTGGAGTAAGTGGTTTAGCAAGGTGCTCGATGCGGTCCACTACTTTGATTTGTTTTTGGTTCTTAAACATTATTGGCCGCCTCTACTTGCTTCTCTAATTCTTTGGTTTCTTGTAGCTCTGCTTTCAGCTCGGCTTCTAAGGCCTCTAGAGTTTGGCGTTTTGAATCAACGTCAGTTTGGGCGCTGTCTCGCGCAGCTTGAGCGTTAGCATGGTTGGTAGTTGCTACAGATAGCGCTTGGTTGGCTTCTTCAAGACGTTTGCCAATAGAGCGAGAGGCGGGTGCTGTGCTCGATGTGTCTTTGATTGCCTTGGCTGCTTTACGGGCCACTGCCTTATCAAATTTCTTCTGGTTACGATCCAATAATCGCGTCATTTCTTTAGCCAGTTGGCGCTCATTTTTCACGCTTGGGATTGGCTGCTTGGTCGCGTTAAGTTGCATCTGGAAAATGTCGCCAGCATCACCGATAAACAACGTCATAGTTTGGCCATTCTCAAAGAAGAACTTAGCCTTTTTGACTTGTTCACCATCGCGGCGAGATTTTTTATTGGAGGCTTCAACATCAGTTACCGGAGAACCGGCACTTTTCAAAGCGGTGATGAGCTTTTTAAGCCCTTTCTCGGTTACATTGTCAAAGTCCACCACCACGTAACCGTGAGATTGGTCTTTGGCAAATCGACTGTGATTTCGCAAGGTGCCACCTCTATGAAAGAGTGGCGTTAAGAGGACGGGGATCCGGTGTCGATTGTAATCCTAATCTATTCGATTTCAAATTCCTCCGTGTACGTTACGACCGTTGAAAAAATCTTATACAGTGGATTTAAGAGCGAACAAGAACGCTCTATTTTCACATTTAAGATCCAATCCCCTGATAATGCGCCACCAGCCTCTTTGGCCAGCTCTACACGGTCAAAGTTAATATACTCGCTGTTGAGTCCACTTTTAGAAAAGTCTAAAGATCTGGTTTTTGTGACCACTGCAGACGGACGTTTCTTACTGCGCAGTGAGTAAGTCAATGTACCGCTGGAAATTGCTCTTTTGGCTGAGAACGTCAGCGCAAAGCGCACTGTCTGCTCATCATCAACATGTCGTGCATCTTCAATGGTTACAGCGTTACGTTGAAGCAAAACTCGATCAGCAACGGCCATACCACCAATGATTGCTAATTCCATCATTTGCCCTGTCCTCCAATATTAAATAGTCTCGTTAAACCATCACTTGCGGATTGCCTCAGAAAAGCCAAAGAATCCGCGCCATTGTTTGAAAGAATAAGAACCAGAGCACAAGTAATATTGCGATCCACTTCCTCACTCTCACACATATAGGCGACCACTAAACCGACTACTATGGCCAGCGTTATCTCTGTCATGAGGTCCATAAATCCACCTTTCAAACGCGACACGCGCTTGCCGTGAAGAAATGACCCCACACCAGAGAGAAAAGACAAAGCCAAGACGCTAATGGCAAAGCTTTGTTCAAGCTCAAAAACTGGCATGAATCCCCCTTTTGTTATGTGTAATTTGTAGTCTATTCGGAATGAGAACCACAGCTCAATAGATGGGCGTTACCTTGTTTTTAAGGCATAAAAAAAAGGGCTCGATTGAGCCCTTTAGTGATTAGTTTTAGTTGATCAGTTGCCATGTAGCGTTGGATGGGTTGGTTTGGAAACCATTTATTTTTGGCAGGTAGTTGTTTGAACCATGACCACACGCGTACAGCTTTCCTGCGCGGGTTAAACAATAAGTCGTTTGGTCATTGTAGTGTTGCGCTGTATACATACCTACAACCTCATCACCCTTATCAATCGGAACCTGACGTACTTTCATGGTCTTGTAGCTGGCTTCTTTGTCTTTGAGCCCGTAGCCACCAGCACCATAACGATTGGTACCAAAGTAACAATACATACCGCGCTCATTCCAGAACACCTGATCCATTAGGTATGGAGTGTAAGAGCCGCTGCATTGGAAATTGCACTTAGGGCTACTTAGACCTGACAGGTTTACGTCCCTTGGGCGAGATAGATCTGCAGCCTTTGCAGCCCATCGGTTGTTATGGTTCATGCCCCATACGCGATATGTATTACTTTGCTTCATAATATGAGAGCCGTAATGCCCTCCACTGTAAAGCTCCATTACATTGGTTGCGACTCGAACAAACGTTGTTGAATCAGTATGAGTACCACGACCTGCAGCGTAATTGGCACCATCACCAGCAAAATAAAGCTCACCACTATTGGTGCGAATGAATGTAAAGCCCGCTGCAGATTCGCCGCCGCCTGTGTGGTAGCCGTACCCACCGCGAATCTCTTCAATCTTGGCTACAAGGCCGGTCGACAAGTTTACTTTTTTCCATGTGCTGGTATTTGTTGTTGAACCTATACCTAGCTGGCCCTGACCGTTATAGCCACAAGCAAAAAGTTTATTGTCCGTGGTAACTAAGAACGTACATCCATACCACCCACCCATTGAGAATATTTTCTTTACTTTTTGTGCGGCGATATTTTCAGGCAGAGCAATTAACCGACCTGAATTAGCAGTAATTGCAGACGTATTGCCGTCCCCAGTTCGACCATAAGCATTCGCGCCAAAAGCCATAATTTTCGTTCTAGTTTTGTCTCTCACGTAGAACATGGGAGTGCGGCCATAACAGAAGTCTATAGGCTTCCAATATTCAGTCACTTCCTTAATGATTGGCGTTGGTGAGAAACGATTCGCTGCTTGGCCACCCATCCCGCCATAGCTAGCGTTACCACAGCCCCAAATTTCATGTAGATTATTTTCTCGGTTGTACAAGACAAAGTATGAGGTTTGATGCCCCATAAAGACGTCTTCAACTTCATGAGTGCTGTAAGGGAGATTTATCAGAACAAATCCAAACTGATTAACCGCTTGCCCCTCGCCTTGCCCTAGTGCGTAATCATCGCTAAGACCAAAACCGTACAAACGGCCATTTTTCATCAATGCAAATCGCTGTCTCCACCCGCCATGGAGGAATAGTTTCTCGACGGCCATCGAGCCTGCACCGGCTTGTTCAGCTGCCGTTTTGACGGCTAGAGCACTGGCGTACTTTGTCGAGCTAGAGTCGTTAATGTCACTGGTAATGTTTCGATTGTTGGGGCTGAAAACTCGCTGGGTACCATCGTATACCCCTTTCTTACCCGTGACCTTATGGTCTGATTCAAAGTCTTTAAAAGCGCGAATGTACTTGTCGGTAAAGTCGATTGTAGAGTCACCAGCGGCATTATTTGAAATAGCCACTGTGCCATTCTCATGGATAGTGATATGAGCGTTTTTGCCATGCAGGCCAGCCATGAGCTCGCCATCCACAGGCTGAAATGAATAAGAGACTTGGTATTGAGGGTTTCCACCATCAATGACAAATGACTTGGCGGTGCTTTTCCCGCGAACGTCATGATTGCCGTGTACTTTTGTTGGGCCTAACTCAGCCATGCTGCCTACCTCTAAAAGTAAGCGGCGTTTTGGTTAAGAACGGGGAACTGTTCTTAGTTTATACTTCTATGAAGTTTTGAGAAACAAAGGCACCGTGTTTCTTTGCTCCGCATTCGTCATCATACTCTACACCATTGCTGTAAGAGTGAATCAAAGGCACATGGTCACAACCGTTTAAGATATCCTCCAGTGGCATTTCTGACCCGTCCATAGCTTCTACGCGTGGCTTATAGAATGACTGTTTCGTGTTGGTGATTGTTGAGTAATACAGATAAGAGCGTGCGCGGCCCTTAACGGCATTCGCACCCCAACGATAAGGCGTCAGACCCGACTGAATCTTGGTACCGTCAGCTTTATAAATACCATCGTCTGTAAATGTCTCTGCAGTGGTACCCGCTGGATAGACGTAAGCCACCAGCAACATCCAATCATTGTCGTGGCCACTTGGAACGGCACCAGCATAGAAATATGGATTTCCGTTTGCGCTGCCGCCTAGACTCTCTAGTGCGGTTTTATTTGCACTATCAAGACCGTAGCAACCCCAGTACATCGAACCATTGCCCGTAACGTCGCGCTTTATCCAAATGCAGTAACGATAGGCTTTAGTCTTATCGATAGGGAATGATGAGCTATTAAAGCCACCGTCTGAATCACTGCTCGCGCTATTGCTTGGCGTTTGCCACATCACATCCATTTCGCCTTGCGGGTTCTCATCAATAACGATGTTATTCTCTTCGGCCCCACCATTGCGACCAAAACCAACCGCCGACGTATCACCAATACGCCACGTTGAATAGTCAAGTAATGTAGGTTTAAAGTTGTTCTCAATGATCGCTCTTGAGCTCACGATGCCCTGCTTGTTTATGTTGGTGTGCTCTTTACCCTCACTGATTTCAAAGCCATTGCGAAGAACGTAGAGTTCTACGTGACGCACCGTTGTAGGTGTGCTCGGCGCTAGAGCTGGGATACCTAGCCCATGAGTCACCTTAGAGCCAAGGGCGTAATACCAGTTTGTGGAATACGTACAAGCCTCTGCGATACAACTAGTGGGAGAATCCGATAACTTCATTGCCCCAAAGCGTGACTTATCTTTACCAGCTGGGAACTTAATCAGTTTAAAGCCACGGGCCGTGGATTCGTTGATGTTGTTCTGTTGCTTCCAGATAATTTCAATATCGTGCTCTGGGTATACCAGCTTAAACGTGAGTTCGTCCTGACCGTTACGATACTGTTCTAAATCGCCTAATCGGCTGTATTTTGCATCATTAGGGTTAAGACCAACCGGCTCGAACAACTCATTTCCTGACCACCACTGCTTAGTTTGCGTTAGATCGTGGTTATACACCTTTTCCCATGGCAACTCTTTGATGCTGCTAGCGCGGAGTTCTCCAGACTTACTCAAGGATGCTGCAGTGTGATACAGCGCTTTAATGTCATCATCAGACATAAGACCACCAGACAGCTCCCACCCTGCAATATCACCCATGAATGACTCATGGAAGTAATCTGAATAGGCGCGAGGGTGGCCACCAATGGTCCATTTGTTTGCTGGTGGATTATTAAAGGATGCGGTTTCGTGGAAGTTGTAACTACTGACCAGCTTCACACCGTCAACAAAGAGCGACACCGTTTTACTTTGATAAGAGAATCGAGCTGAAAACAAGTGCCATTCGCTGTCATTGGTGGCCAGTGGTACTGTTGGATCTTTTGTTCCCCAGCCGTGCATCTGGAAACGGTTGTTTTGAATACCGAACCACAAGTCGCCATAAATTCCAGATTCAATGAATTCTTGACTGTTATATGTGGCCAGAGGATAACGATCCCCGCTTGGCAAGGTGCCGTGACGCGCCCATACATTGAGAGTGAAGCCATCACCGTGCTTTGCGTCGGTGAAAATCATTTCTCGACCGTCATTGTTGGTCGTTTCATCACGGTTTACGGTTGGAAAGTGGTAATAGCCGCCTCCTTTTGGCGCTGTTGAGTCCTTTTTCCAGACTGGTGCTTGGTTGAGTTTTAGCTGGCCAATAGATAACCCCCCAACAATATCCTGATTCATTAGATCGATGCTCGAAAAACCGGTGGCCCACTCTCGACGCTCCAGCTGGATCTTATCCGCGTATAGTCTAGAGCCCTCGGCGCTGTAGTTGCCATAAAAATAAATCGATAAGTTAGCTTCGATATTGACGGACGCAGGAATGTAAGTGGAATAAATGTGGTGTTCCCAAGTGTTGTTGACCTTGTTCACATGCGTTCTTTTGTGAGGCAACCATGTGCGTTTGCCATTGGTCCCGATTACGTAGAAACCTACATTGAACCCAGCCAATGAGCCCCCAGCGTTTTGCTCTACTTTTTGCATCCAAGATATAGTAATAGGATCGCCAATCTTAAAGCCCAAATCGTCAAGATTACCAAGAGAGGTGGCAGTACCTAACCAGCGCTTAGCTTGGCCATGCTTCGCATTGTCGTTGATATGAAGAATACAGTTGCCACCATCGACGCCCTGACCAGCGACACCCATGGCATGGTACCCAATGTTTGGTGAGGGTACGCCACTGTTGTAACCACCGGACCAGTTGTTAAGTGAGATAGCGTCAGCATGTAGGGTTTTATCCCATCCGTAGCTGTTTGTTGTCGACGCACCGCCATTCAATAGCGGGTTATTAATGATATTTTCGGTAACGTTGCACTCTTCGGAGAAAGAGAAGTTAGCGATATCACCACGGGCCAATTCTTTAATCGTCTTAAGTGAAATAGCGCCATCGTACAAACGCACATCTTGGAGATGGGATTTTGCGGTGTGGTGAGCGTGAAGATTCAACGTTGTACCGGCTTTAATAGGACAGATTTCGCCTTGAACACCATAGGTACCATCAAGCTGGCCATTCAACCATACTTCAATTGTGCTGCCTTTACGGCGCACCACAACGTGAAACCATGAGTTGATAGAACCTGCTTTTGTCGCTGAAGCATTATGGCGAACAGAACCATTACCTGATTTTGCGCCATTGAACCAGTTACACCAGTAATCCGGTGCGTTGGTGTTAACACTGATATCGCCACGTTCGAAACGAGCCGTAGCTGCGCCACCGTCAGGTGTGTAGCTAATAATATCCCCCCAATCAACCACGCCAGACGCATAAGATTGTCGAACCCAAAAGGCCAGCGTGGCCTCGGTACCTGATAACACCTTATCCAAGGTTTTTGACTTGGGAATAGCAAGAATGTCAGCTAAGGCCTTATTCGATAAGACCCCGCCGACGTCAGACGGCTGAGTGGAATTGGTCGGGTGATTCCCATTACCCGACCAGTCCTTAGCGTCTTTGTGAAGTGGATACCACGCCAACAAATTAGCCATTAATCATTACTCCTTAGTGGAAAACAAAGTTGATTGATTCTGTAGCAGCATCAAACTTGATACCAGCTTTGGACGTTAAACCTATCTCGTCGTTGAACGTCTTCTTACCGGCTACAGTCTGATTGCCAGACGTTTGCACAAATGCTGTTGAGTCTTTGCCGTCTAACTTGTTTGCGTCTGCTGCTTTCGCTGTCTTACCTAAGTAACGGCCATCACCAGTAGCTTGCGTCATCTTGCCATTAGCAAGGTTGTAAGCTGACACCGCTTTGTCGTAAGCCGTTTTGACACCTTTGGCCGTCGCATACTTCGTTGTGCTTGCATCGTTTACAGCGCTTGTTTGAGGCGCATTCACAACTGAGCTCAAACCAACATCCGATTTAGTCAAGGTTAACCATGCTTTCATGGCCGTCTTGGTCATCGCTCGGAGGAAGTTATCGTTTGAGTTGTTGTTGCGGAATACGATTGCAGCGCTTGATGATGGCGCAGAGGTTTGGTTGTCGTAAGTTGTTCGAACTAGACGAGCAGACAAATCACCAGAGCCATCACGCTGGGCGATTGTGTTACCCGATGGTGCCGTGCTTTGAACTTTACCGCCTAGCTTGGCAGAATCAGCCGCTTTGGCTGCCTTGCCTAACCACCAGCCATCACCTTGTGCTTTAGTGATCTTGCTTGCGGCAAGGTCATACGCTGCTTTAACCGCTTTTGCACTCGCGTAGATCGTGCTCGATGTGCTCGTCACGGAATCCGTGATATTGCGGTTGTTCGGGCTGAATACGCGCTGGCCAGCTTCATAGATATTGTTGGCAACACGTAAGCCGTCTCTTTTCAGCGTCGCCTCTTCAATACCGTCAATCGTCCATTTAAAGAACTCATTGCCGTTATCAAGCGTGCCAAACTCAAGGTATGAGTTAGTATCACCGTCAGAGTCATTCTTGAACTTAATGAATGCACCGTCAGTGTTGCGCGTCCAGAAAATACCCTCATTGTTATCAACAAACGTGATATTTCCTTTCATGGTACCGCCGTTTTTCGGCAGTGCAGCACTCGCTAAGTTATAGGCGGAGTTGCCCTTATTTAGCGCTTCGACACCTTTGTCATAAGCAGTTTTAACAGCTTTCGAACTTGCATAGACAGACGTGTTAGAGCTGTTAATCGCTTCACTAATGTTGCGGTTGTTCGGGCTGAATACGCGCTGACCTTTCTCATACAAGCCCGTTGCATTGAACTTAACGATCTCTTCGGCTCGACCGCCAACCATTCTACGGAATGAGAAGTTGGAAGCATCGCCATCGGCATCGTTGTTGTGAGTAAAGAAGATCGAGCTGTCATCGACGTGAACCGAAACATTGTCGTCTTGGCCCGTTTGCGAATTGGAGCTTCTTTGAAAACGAAATGGAGTGCTACCAGCGCTGGTGTTGACGTTGATGCCTTTCGCGTTCAGCACAGAGGATAAGGTACCCCCGACAAGCTTGAGATAGCGACGATCGGCGCTTGCCTGCGTCATCTTGCTTGCTGCCAAGTCATAAGCGGCCTTAACCGCTTTTGGCGTAGCCGCTAGAGCCTCGCTGGTAGAGTTAATCGCACTTGATAGCTTAGTTGCACCAAACACACTGGTCGATGCCACCACATAGGACCACTTTGAGTTGGCTTTACTCAAGGCTTGAACTGCTTTGTCATACGCTGACTTAACCGACCTAGCACTGCCATAGACAGTGCTTGATGGATTGTTGACGGCATCGGTGATGTTGCGGTTATTTGGGCTGTAAACACGCTGGCGGTTGCTACCATTACCATCGAATACGGCTAGGCCCCACAAGCCATCCCCTCCCATTGCTGCTTTAGGGTTGCCATTTTCAACCCATACAGCTTGGTGGCTACCGGCCATAGTGCCACCAGTTTTGTTATTGGTGTGTTTGTAAGCCAGTCCGTAAAGATTGCCGAAATTAGAACCGTCAGCCGCGTTTTTATATGATTCCCCCATAGACCAGATTTGATCGGTTTTGTGAGAATCATAGACCCCCACAACACCGCGATCTCTTGCTTGAGAAATTAGAACCCCGTTGAGGTAAACGTTGTTTAGCTTTTGCATAAGTTACCCCATGATCTTTGCTAGTTTCACAGTGAAAGGCACTGCTTTGGAAAGAGATTTGTTGCACATGATTTCGACTTTCTGGTCGATTTTGTTGCCAAGCTCTGTGCGAGTTCGAAGGAAGATGTATTCGCTGTTATCCGCATGACCCATGTTGTGCAGAGGAATCTCTGATAGGTCGACTTGGTTTGTGCCGCCAGCGAACCAATAGAATTGGCCCGTGTAGCTTTGGGTGTAAGCATTCCCGCCTTTGCCAGCGCTGCTGTACTGAATGAGGATCTGGTAAACCCCGCTTCCACCTTTAAAGTCAGAATTGTTCAGTAGGCCTTTCCATGCGTTAGCGGTGAGCTGCAGCGTTTTAACCGATTCGCTATTGACGGCGAGCTGTTTGGATTGCTTGGCATCGTCGTTAATGCCAAGGTACTTGGCGGATAGCTTTTGGCTGCCCTCAATGAAGCAGTCAGAAACCCACATACGGCCTTTTTCAGCACTAATGTAGGCTCTGGCATCACCATCACTGGCGAAGTAAGCGCCCCAACCGATACAACCAGCATCTTTTGCCGCTTTTAGGAATCCAGCATTAGTGTGCGAGTAACCAATACCGTACATGTTGCCAAGCGAGGTATCTGACGGTTGGTAGTTGCTACCAATCGTGTAGATAGGGTTCGTTTTACCACTGTTCTCACCCACGTTGTTGTAAGAGCCAACCATATAACCTGCAGCGTGCGCCGTTCGTCCGATGTAGCTTTGGTTTAGTACGGGGTTTCTAAACGTGGTTTGGCCGTTTATTGTGATCTTGCCAAAATCGTTGCCGTAGTTAATTTCCAGCCCCAAAGTTGAATGACCGACAAGCGCACGTTTACCGCGACAAAGCAGATCTTGGTTGCCGTTTGTGTCCCAAAATGACTTAACAAAATTATCTAGCTTCACATGCTTAGGTTGTGCCCCAACCTCTGCTGCCGTTGGCTTATGGTGTGTGCTGTATGCTTTTGCAACACTCACATCCACTTTTTTGCTTGATGTTGGTTTGGTGCTATCAACAATGTCGACAACACGGTTTATACGTTGCCCTTTGCCGTTCGCATCCCAAACCATGACAGAGAACGATTGCCAGTAGCCCATTCTTGGGAACCAGAACCACAATTTGCCATCACTACCATTCATCATGGTGATCTTGTCGGTAAACTCACCACTTAAGGCCAAGGCAGATACACTCATGAAGCCGTTGTTATAGAGATAGCCTTGAGCTGTCACACTAAATGGGGGCGCACCGCTGTATGACTTTCCGGTGATCTCCATGACAAACGACGGTCCATTTTTTTCAGACGATGTGAGATCGGTTTTAATCAACGTCCCGTGCGTAAAGTCACTTTGAGAATTGAAAGGAACAATTCGAGATAGAGTGTGGCCACTAATTTTGCTCGTATCTGCTGCTCTATCTGTTTTACCTAAGTAGTAGCTATCACCTTGCGATTTGCTGAGCTTACTAGCTGCAAGGTCATAGGCCATTTTTACCGCTTTAGGTGTGGCCGCTAACGTTTCGCTGGTTGAATTGATCGCGGTCAGTAGCTTGGTTGCACCGTAAGTTGTTTTTGAAGCAACAACATAGGTCCATTTTGAGTTGGCCTTGTTTAGTGCTTCGACGCCTTTATCGTGGGCCTTTTTAACAGCTCTGGCTGTGGCAGCAAGAACTTGGCTTGTTGAGCCTACCGAGTCGGTAAGCTGAACAGCACCCTTTTGACCTGTCGTTGCATCTTTAATCCCGATAACGCGATTAGCTGATAAATCACCGCCACCGGTTAACGGGCCGCTAACAGAGACTTTGGTGGTCTTGTTTGCTTTTTTCCCTAGCTCAGTGTTGATGGCGCCAATATCAGAGTCGTTGTCTTTGAGCGCTTCACCTAGCTCTCGGATAGTATCGAGATCCTGTTGAGTTGCGCCGCCAAGTAACTTGCTGATTTCTGCGTTGGTGTGGTTTTTAGCGTTGTTCTCTGCAGCTACGGCGCGATTGTAAGTATCACGAACGGCTTTTGAGCTGGCCACAGTTGTAGTTGAAGTGGAACTTACCGAGTTAGAGATAGACGACTTGGCCACTTTGGCGTTAGCAGCATTTAGCGCCTCTGTACCTCGGTCGTAAGCCGTTTTTGCCCCTTTCGCTGTTGCGTACTTCGTTGTGCTCGAATCGTTTACCGCGCTCGTTTGAGGCGCGTTAACCACATGATTCAGGCCTACGTCATTCTTATTGGGCTTGTTAGCTTCGGTGTAAATCGCAGAAGCAACACCCCAAGAGGTTGAATCGTAGTCTGGCTGTAGATGGAAAATTTTCTTAGCGGTTTTGCTAAACGCAAGGGCGTTCGGCTTACCACCTGTCGCATCCGAATAGGTATCAAGAAGTAACAGATCGCTGTAACCCGAACCAGCACCTACGGTTGGCGATGATACAAAGAACGGCTTAACCGCTTTTCTTGCTGAAATCCCCGATGTTTTTGGTTGAACATCACGATCATCTACGGCTTCTAAACGGTGCGCGTCATGTGCTTTTACCGCTGTGCTGGTCTTACCTAGTTTGGTATCAATTGCTTTCTTAATGTTATTCAGTTCAGTAGATAAGCCGTCAATATTGCCGATAACATGGTTGTGAGAGTCATCCTTAACCGTAACCGTGATCGTTTTGTTGCCAGAACCGTCGAACGTGGTCGAACCGGTAGCGTCACCAGCAAGTGCGATAGTACGAGCCGATTGCAGTTTAGTCGCCGTCTGAGCTGCTGGGAGGCTGGCTGAAACCGTGTCCTGAACAGTGTCAAATTGAGAGGTAATACTTACTGTCCACCCCGCGGCGTACTTGGTTGCGTCGGCTGAGTAACCAACTAGAACGTTAAACACTCCAATCTGCAGATGATTCCAAGTGCTATTTAATTCACCAATCCAAAGACAGTGACTAGTACCGTCGTTACCAAAGCGAACGCGGTAATCTTTACCTGCGCTGTTAGTCAGTGTGATAACGGTTTGGTTGGTCCAGTCTTTGGAGCTGTATTGATAGCCTGCGATTAAAAGCTTCACAGATTCGTTAGCCGCGTAGTCGAAGATAGACACCTCGAACGACAACATATCGCTTTGGCCTTTAGTGATAGTTGGCAGTTTGATCTTGATTGCGCCGGTAGCCGATGAAGCGCCATTGTAAAGATAAGCACCAGCTGGGGCAGGAATGCGACCACCGTTGGCGTTATCTTTCAGATAAGGCGCATGGCCACTCGCCCATTGCGTATTACCCGTAACTACGTCGTCAGCGTCAGAACGAATAAGCTGAGAGGCGCTTAACCCATCTAGTTTTGAAGCATTATCCGCTTTCGCATTTTTAGCTAGATAGTAGCTATCACCTTGAGCTTTTGTAATCTTGCTGGCTGCAAGGTTATAGGCTGACACCGCTTTGTCGTAGGCGACTTTTACCGCCTTTGGCGTTGCGGCCAATGTTTCACTGGTGGAGTTGACCGCCGTCAGTAGCTTGGTAGCACCATAAGCAGCTTTTGACGCAACAACATAGGTCCATTTTGAGTTGGCCTTGTTTAGTGCTTCGACGCCTTTATCGTGCGCAGCTTTTACAGCCTTTGAGCTGCCGACCGTAGAGCTTGATGATGATGTGACAGAATCCGAAATAGACGACTTTGCAACTTTAGTGTTAGCCGTGTTAATCGCCGCGATACCTTTATCATGCGCGGTCTTAACTGCTTTCGAACTGGCCACGGTTGTATTTGAACTTGATGTGACAGATTCAGAAATGACCGCTTTCGGGATCATCGTATTGGCTTTGTTGAGCGCCTCGACGCCCTTATCATGCGCAATCTTAGCCGCTTTTGAGCTGGCAATATCTTCGCTCGAATCAGACGTAACCGAATCAGAAATATCGGCCTTGGCCACTTTAGTGCTGGCCAAGTTGTACGCTTGGTTTGCTCGGTCGTTCGCGGTCTTAACGGCTTTAGAGCTACCAACATTTGTTTGTGAATCAGACGTAACCGAATCAGAAATGACCGCTTTCGGGATCATCGTGTTGGCCTTGTTCAGCGCTTCGACGCCTTTGTTGTGCGCAATCTTAGCCGCTTTTGAACTGGCAACGTTTGTTTGTGAATCAGAGGTAACGGAGTCTGATACCTGAGTCTTGGCTACCTTTGTATTAGCAAGGTTGATCGCATCTACAGCTTTGTCGAATGCTGTTTTAATTGCCTTGGAACTACCAACGGTCGTTTTAGACGCCGACGTAACTGAGTCAGAGATAGACGTTTTGGCCACCTTGGTGTTAGCAAGGTTGATCGCTTCTACTGCTTTATCAAAAGCAATCTTAACGGCTTTAGAACTACCAACGGTCGTTTGTGAAGCTGAGTTGATAGCGTCAGAGATAGACGTTTTAGCCACTTTGGTGTTAGCAAGGTTGATCGCCTCCACCCCTTTATCAAAGGCCGTCTTAACCCCTTTTGCGCTCGCGTAGATAATCTCAGATGGATTATTGATAGCGCTTGTGATGTTACGGTTCCCCTCATGGAAAACCTTATGATTGGCCCATTTAAGCAGACCGTTACCATCACTGGTTAGAGAGAATGATTTGCCGTCAGAACGGTTCAAAAATCGCAGTGCGCCAATGATGCCGGTGTTATCTGGGCGGTGGCCCTCGATATCGACATTTGAGTTTGCTTCGTCTGCAGACTTAACCTTAAACGCACCAGTAAAGGTCCAAGCAGCTGTGACCGTTTGAGCCTTAGTTTTCGCCTTTTCCCACCATTGCTGAGTGCGAAGCGCGGTCATGATCTTGTTGTTCGTCGATCCCGCCTCGGCGTCGGCTTGGGTGGCCGTTTCGTCGTTATGCCAGTATTTAGGGAACGGGTTATGCTCGGCTTTTAGGTTGTTGATAGCTCGCCAGAGCTGGGAAAGTTTAACGTGCTTAACTGCAGTGGATTTACCATCAATTTCAGCATTGTTCGCGGCGTTATCTTCGCGCTCGTACTGTTCGTGTGGATCTAGTTCGTCTTTGTGCGCGTCAAGGTCATAACCACCCGCTTTGCGATCTTCGTAATGGAAGTTAGACGGTTGCAGGCTTGTCGCACCATCCGGTACCACGACTTTCGCTAAGATTAAGTGATGAGGCTTTACGTCGCCTTTTGGAAGCACTTTGACGCTGGCCGCATCGACCGTCGCATCTTTACTCACCTGCTTGGTTTTCACGCCATGCTTATAGAACGCTTCAAGAACGACATAGGACGTAGCACCAGCTGGTACCGGTAAGACGATATCGTGCTGCTGTCTTACCGTTAATAGGAAGTCTTCACGCTCGATGAGAGCAACACCAAAATCAACGGCTTTTCCATTTTGGCTTTGAGTGTTTTTGATCTTAACGTTTAGGCCTTGGTCTGGTAGACAGGCAAAACCACGATAGATACCGGCGCGAGCAACACCAAAGAACTTGCGGTTGATACTGGTCGATGATGCGATTTCAAGGTACTGAGTATCTGTGATAAGAGGTAGTTGCTGGGTATCAGCAACACTCAAAGGCAAGATCACCGTTTCTTTAACTTGAGGGGTTTGGTCGCTCATAATTAACCCTCCACAATCGCAGATTGCAGTGAGTCACTACGGGCGGTTTTGATGATGATCTCTAGAGAAACACCACGGTGTGAATACACCCATACCGGCTGAGTTACAGCAATGGCAACGTAATTGCCTTTCTGGTCTTTAATACCGACACAAGAAAATTGATGCTGTGCGCCATCAGGAAAGGTACCGGCTGGTAAGCTGGCCGTTACAACGATATTCCCGTTAACGTAGGTGTAGTTGGCATCAGAGGTGTGAAAGATGCCTTGAATGCTTTGCTTATCGGTAGGGATTGGCTGACAACTTGGTTTACCGCCAATTTCTTCGATTAAATCATAGCCCCAGTCGATCTGGCCGAACTGGAAAAAAGCGCTGTAACCATTAGGCAGACTAGATAAGGCTCGCTCATCATAGTATTTGTCTAATAGTTCAGATCTTTCTAAGACAATATTAGATTGTGATTGCACTGCGTCACCTGTGAGGTTAGCGCAGCGTCTTGAGCTGGGGAGCTTTTTCTAATAGTACACTCTATCTAGAGCCAACGCATCAAGTGGAATGGCATCTAATCTAGGGCTGGTATAAACCGGTGTTACGGGTTTGTCTTCTGTGATTGGAATTTTAGTTTGGGCCGTGGTTTTCTGGCTATCTGTTGAACATTCAACCTGTGTGATTGGTTCTATATAAGTCTTGGTCGATGTGCTTTGTTCTACCCATTCAATCAGCTCGATGATATTAAGCTTGATGTAGTACACGTTACCGTCACAAGAGATACGCAGCGGGATAAGTGGATAGATTACTTGTCGAATACGCGCCTCAAAGGCTCGGATCTCTTCCTCACCAATGCCTCGCGAACCTGACTGAATCATGTTTACTGGGATGCGAATTACACCGCGACTTGTAAGGAAAAAGTCTTCACGCTTTAGATCGTGAAAGTCATCTAGTTTGTCTTCCTGAACAAACAAAGTGCCGTAAGGGTAACGATCTTGGTCGATAGGTGCATAGAGCCTAATCCACTCAACATTCATCCCGTTAAACTCACGCGAGATTGTGGCCATGAGTGGGTAAACGGTTTTCTTAAAGTGAATTTCATCCCGACGCTGCATGATAACGTGAGGTAAATCCTCATCCGACACGTCACCCAAAGGGAAGATCTTGCGGAGCTCTTTGGTTTCTTCCAGTAGGTCGGTTTTGTTCATTTCATAAATGGAGCTGCGAGTTTTTAGCCGGTCGATGTAGGTTTCGACGTGGTTCTCCAGCACCTCACCAAATGCGAGCACAAAATCAGACCAGCTCTGCTCATTTTTTTTAGCGTTAGTAAGCTGGCCCTTAAGCCAGCTTTTGATTTTCGATTCAGACATGTTTTCCCTTAGTTGTAATTAAAACGAATAGTCGAGTTTTCTAGATCTAAAAATTGATAAGTGTCGACTGGAATCTCATTTACAAGGCCGATGCATTTCACTTCGAACTGCTCGATGCCAAGAGGGATTGATTCACTTTCAATCGATTTCCAGATCGTGTTTTTGTAGACCTGTTCGCTTTGCTTGGCGCTGCGACCAAAGCGTTTGGCCAACATGGCCGAAATGGCTTTTTCTACGTCCGTTGGGTTAATACCATTTAGCACCGAGCCGGTTACTTCGACCGTGTACTTGTGATCGCGTCGTGGCGAGAATATATAGTTCTCGTTGTAACCCTCACGCCCTTTGAATATTTCTAGGATCTCAGCCTTAAGTGCATCGTCGGTTTTGATATCGGAATAAGCGGAAATAAAGATTGTGTTGATGTTCTTTAAGTCTGCCTTACCTGTCAGCTTCTCTTGGGCCTTTTCACCCCAAACAGACATCCACACGATACCGGCCACGTTGTTGGTAATGAACGTACTGTAATCGGCATCCCATGACAGCTGATCATCGTAAACGGTTGAGTAAAGCGCACTGTTGCGGATTGATTCGATATCTTCGCCACCAGCACCGCCGACAATGGCGGTTTTGGTTTTGACTTCAATCGGGATTTTCTGGCCATCAAAGCCCTCGCTATCAATGAGCTCTAAAGGTTGGTCGTTAAGTAGTGTCGAATCGCCCACGGTAAGCCAAAGCTCGACCTCAATAACATCACCCTCTTTTGGTGCCTTGCCTGTAATGTTGTTACCAAATCGCACACCCAGCTGATCAGATGCCTTGTAATATTCCATGTAGGCTTTGGTTTCTGGACCACAGTTGCGGAACTTAAATGAGTGCTTCCAGAGCTCACCATTCACTCGAATCACCACGTTATGAATTTGCTCGGTAATATCATTAGGGAACAAGATCGATAACCAGTTTTTCTCATCAGTCACAACATGGCGCATCTTGGAGATTTCTAGTTGTTTGACTAAGTACTCGCGAGTTTCGTTTGCCTGCAGTTCGACACTATCCATGATGGTGTATCGCAGCTGGTTTGGTCCGAGGGCTTGAGTCAGCGCGGGTAATGTTTCTCGAAATGGTCCTGTATTTTTTAGGATGGCTGTACCACTGGATGGTGCAATTTTCCGACCTACATAACCTGCCCCCTCGGCACCGGCCAGAATGGAAGATCGGCGCGTGGCCAGTGTTAAAAATGACTCTTGGAGCGTTCGCTCGGAAGCTTGCGCGACACGCTCAATGATTTGAGCGACAAACAGAGCAATGTAAGCGACAAACTGAGAACCAATGAAGCGCTGCCACCAATCGGATTGCTTCAATAGGTTTTCAAAGTCTTGTTTGATTTGCTCTTTATTCATAGTCGTGTTTCCTTTTTGATATCTTGCTGGCCAAGGATCCCCACTTGAATTGAGTAGGTATCTACTTCGTGAGGTTTGACTGAAATGTGTGTAATCACCGCGCTTGGAACATCCTCTGGCAGGTTCATTAAGATTGAGTTCTCAATGGCTGCGGCGGTATCGTCACAGATCGGTAAATGTTTATATTGCTTGAGCTTGTTACCCCATTGCGGAGCTCCCCAAATCTCCCCTTGGGGAGTGTCTAACCATTCCGCGACTCGAACGGCTACGGCTTGGTCTTCCCCGTAGGTATTAACACCGTCAATGTTTAGATTGAGTAGGTAATCAATTTCTTGGCTCATCGGTTACTCCAAGTCAGCGCTTTGGCGCTGCAGTGAATGATCGTTAAAGTTGTTTGGAATAGCCCCCGTGCTCTTACTTGTTGATGCTGGAGTACTGTCTTTCGCTTTCACTGGACCGCCGTATCGGTAGATCTCTTTGGTGTTGGTACCACCAGCGGCCTTGCCGACCTCTTTGATGGCATCAAGAGACGCCTTATCGAGCGTGACCTCTTGCTTGCTGGATTCACTTTTCAACTTCTCCGCGTCACGTTGTGCATAAATCTGGTTAACACTTTCGTTTTGGGCGATCTGATTAGTCGCCGTGGCCACGGTCTGGGTTGAGGTAGGCTGAGAAGCTTGCGCTACGTTCTTGGCTTGGCTCTGACGGCTTTGGCGCTCGATGAATGCCACACTGTTAGCCAGCTGGGTGTCTGCGCTGGTTTCAGTGTTATCACTGATAGATTTCATCGACTCCAGCTGTTTGGAGCGATCCACTTCGCTTGCTTCGGTCTGGGCCGTATTGCTTTGTGATTCCGTTGCTAGCTGGTTGGATTTTTCAATGGCTGTGCTAACACTCTCAAGCTGAGCGGCAGCTGCAGTGTGTGAAGCTTGGGTTACTTCATTGCTCATTACCGTGCGTTCACTGATCGCCCCAATGCTTTCAAGTTGCTTGTCTACATTGCTTTGAGAGGCTTGAACCGTTGAGCTTTGTGATGTGCTCTGGCTTGCGCTTTCCAATGCTTTGCTTACGCTTTCTACTTGATTGTTTTCTGCAGAGGTTTGGCTCGCTTGGCTGGTGGATTGATCGCTGCTTCGCTCGATGAGCTGGCTATCGTTCTGCTTTGAAATTTGGCTGTCAGATTGGCTGTCGCTTTGCTGTGACGCCTTTTCAAGCGCGTTGCTAATGTGACTTACCTCATTTGCACTCGTCGCCTGTGAGGCCTCGCTGGTGCTGCTGGTTGCCTGTGTTGTTTCGTTGATGCCTTGAGCTCGAAGTTCAGAACGTTCGCGTGCTGATAACTGGCTTCGTGAGTCACTAGCTGTATGGCTCTCTTGTGTTCCAGTTTCGCTGCTACGTTCTTTCGCTTCGGTGGCCACATCACTTGAGCTCACAACATGCTGACGTTCTGCCGCTTCGATAGCATGGGTAGACTGGCGATCTCTCACTTGTTCAGTCGAGCTTTGATCACTTGACGCTTTCTCTTGCGCTTCGCTTACTAGTGACGACTGGCTACGTTCACTGCTTGAGCTTTGAACCTTATTACTTTGGCTTGATGCTTCGCTTTGAGTGGCTTGATGTGCGCTTTCGGAGACAGAAACCACCGAATCTATCTGGGAGTCAGACGCAACTTGTACAGCTTCGCTATGAGTACCGGTTTGATTGTTTTCGGAGCTTTCAGAGCGAGCGTTAACTTGCTCACTCTCTGTTGAGCTTTGCTCGCTGGTTTGCCCTGACTTATCCACGGTTGACGCGCTAGTACCATGAGTTGAAACAGACGACGCTTGGCTATCAACATGATCCGAGGCTGCAATCTCACTTACTATGCTGACGCTTTCAGCTTGTGTTAAATCTTGAACCTGACTCGCTTCACTCGCGCTTGAGCTTTGTAATGAATCCAAGCCCGTGGTTGCCTCGATACGTTCGCTTTCTGCTGTTGTGTCGACACTGTTTGAATTGCGTTCATGCGTTGTGCCATCCGTCTTAGATGACTGCTCAGAGGCTTGAGAACTAGCCGAGGATGCTTGGCTATCTGTGGTTTCGCTTTGGCTTGCGCTTTCCAAAATAGAGGCGGTGCTGGCCAGTGGTGTATCGATATTGGTGTGCTCTGCTTGGCTGGTACCTTGCGAGATTTTAGTGTTGATATCTTCAAGCCTAGAGGCTGTCTCGATATCAACAAACCCACCATTGGCGAATGAGCTTTCGCTGTTCGCTTCTTGGATCTTCGCCACTTCCTCACGGCGTTTGATTTCAGCATCGACAACGGCCAGCTGTGCTTCTTTCTTGCTGCTCGATACAAGATCACCGCGCTCTGTTGCGACCTTGCCATCAATCGGCTGACCGATCTCGGAGGACACACTCTCGCGCTTCTCTTTTAGCTCTTTGTCGCGCTGCTCTTTAACGCTTTTAGCTTGGTTGTAAGAAATCCCCTCTTCATTGGCAATCGCCCATGTAGCCTGCATTTGACTGTAGGCGTCGTTTTTCCTTTGGTTCTCTTGTAGCGTGCGGCTAGATTGGCTATTACCAGTATTCATTGCGCTGTTGTGAATAGCTTCGGCTTTGAATCGTGCCTCTTCCTGCTCACTAAACGTTTTGGCCACGCTATCCTGATCGCTTTGAGTGCTAACTTGCTGGCTGACTGCAGACGCACTTTGAGTGCTTTCATCAGTGGTTTGATTGGCGTTCGTCGTGCTTTCGGTTTTGCTGTCGCTTTCAGTGGATTCACTCTCGCTATCATCACCGGCAAAGAATGAATAAATGCCCTTGGCCATATCACCAGAGGTAAAGCTCATTGCTTCTTGCGCACCCTCAATCCCCAGCGCTTCAAGGCCAGAGCCGATTAACCCAGCACCACCGCTAACAAGACCACCCATATCAAGGACCGACGCTAGAGCCATACTAGACTTTTGCCCTGTGGTAGCTTCTTCACCCTCTTTGAGATTGAATGTTTCACGCTGACGCTCAGTGTCAGTAAATCCACTAAATGCGTCATAGGCCATTAACGCTGGAGCGAGTAAAGGAACGGCTTTTGCGGCTACACCACCAATCTTTGAAAGACCTTTAAACGCGGTACCGGCCATAGAGGTTCCTTTGGCCATTAGCGAGGATCCTTTGCCAGCTGCGCTACCTGCTACGTCACTCGCACCGGACAGAACCGAACGAATACGGCCACCTCTTCGGGTACCCTTGGCACCTTTACCTTTGCGACCTCTTCGACCTTTGCGATCCTCTTTGTCACGGCCAAACATATCACCGGCCAGATCCATAAGGCCACCACCGCCATCCCCACCACTGGCTTTAACTGCACTTTCGAGATCATCCAGCTTATCGAGTAACGCCTCTGAATGGCTCTCTTGAGCGCTGCTGGTTTCTTTTAAGACCTCCAGCTGTTCGGCGCGAAATGACGCCTCTTTGGCTGTACTGGTTAGTGAACGGGTAGCGCTGCGATCAGTCGTGTTATTGTTTGTAGTAGTTGTGACTGAGGTAGTTGATGACTGTACGCCACCACGGCTATCAGATAGAACGCTGCTAGTGGAATTAGTAAGCTTATGGTCGCGTTGTTGTTCATGCTTGCTCTTCTGTTGGTTGTTGTTGGTAGTATCACTGCTGCTCTCGCGCTCGCGTTTAGACTCTTCTGCAAGTTCACTTGCGGAAGTAACACTTTGCGACTGGCTATCTGAGACTTGATTAGACAGACTCTCGCTAACAGACGTTAAGCTATCGGAGTTGTCGGTTTGCTGGGTTTGGCTGGCTTGCTGCTGCAGCTGCTCTGAACTTCGTGTTGCTGTCGATTCGGCAAGGTGACTGTCACTATCACGGGATGCCTGATCACGACTCTCACTCAAGCGCTCTGTTGAATCGCTCTGGCCACGCTCGGCAATCGTATTGCTATCGCGTTCGCTTTGGCTTTCAGTGCTGCTCTCGCTATCGCTGGTGGATTCCTCTTCGGTTGAGGTATCACGCTTTAGAAACGTGTTTACAAAACCATTCTCTTTAACGCTTTGGATGTTTGAACGCGCTTCTTTAACGCTATCCATGCCATCTTGAGACAGCTTGTACATTTCCTTAGCTGAGTAGAAAAAGGATCCACCGGTTGCGGCCCCTGCAGCCTCTTGTGCATCATGATCTTCACCTAGCGTCGATTCTGCTTGGCGCAGGCTCAAATCTTTGATGGCAGAGCTAAACGAGGCAAAGATCGAGGTTTGCTTTTCGCTCTCTTGGCTGCGCTTCTCTGATTCGCGTTCTTTGGCTGTTTCAGAGGCAGAGCTATAGCGCTCTTGCTCGGTTTTACTGGCGTACTTACCATCACTGCGGCGCAAACGGCCACCAGCATCTTTCCAGTAACCATCAAACTCCGCTAAACCGTCCTCAATGGCGGCCTTAACATCACTTGGAAGAGAATCAAGCGCTGACGTATCGAGCTCGTTATCAATCTGAGGCTCAGAAACGTCTACATTAACGCTTGGCTGGCTCTCTGCAGAGACTTCGACTGGTTCAACGATAATTGGCTTGTCTTGCTTCTCGGTCGCCTCTGGGGCGCTCTCACGCTCATTGAGGACGTCAGCAATTGGCTTAACCATCGCTGCACTGTTCGGCTCTTCTTTTGCTTGGGCCTGTGCCGGTTCGCGGTCCATGGTCAGCTGTATCTCACCAGAACGTTGATCCGACTTAACACGGCGACCGCGTTGACGACGCTTTTCTTTGGTTGGCGGCTCGCTGCGTTGAGCGACTGCAGAATTGTCTTTTAATGCCTTTTCAATTGGTTTTGTATCGATGTTTGCGACGATTTCAGGCTGAACTGGTAGGCCAGACAAATTATCCAACTTGTCTGCTATAGCCTGCAATTTTTTCAGCTCTTTGTCACTTGATGTTCGGACCACTTCAACGATAGAAAAGAGATCAAACTGTTGTTTTTTAGTGTCCATTTCGCACCTTGTCTTGTAACGCCTTATCTAATCGAATGGCGAGATCTTGAGGGGTGGAAAATACCGCGTTGACCGGTTGGCCAGCGTAAACCGTAAGGTTTTCAATTAGGGTATTCCAACCGATGGAATCAAATCTTTGCAATGTAGTCGTGGTGGTGAAAGGGCAATAGCAGTGTACGCACCGCCTTACCTCCTTTTTCAATAACTTTTGGACACTCTGGCACTTCGGTAACAAGGAAGTAACGGCCCTCAACATACTTGGTCAATAAGCCATGGCGTGACTCACGCAAAGCCTTTTCAACCTTGCTGCAGGCGCTCATAAACTCCACCGGCAAACGCATGGTTTTTATCTTCTCAACTTTCCATTGGGTCGCTTCGTCGCGATCTTCTGGCTGGCCCTCAATCGTCAGGCAATGTGCCATTTCATGGATGGCCATTTCATTAGCGGCTCGCTTCCAATCGAGGCTTTGAGGCTCGTATTCGTCGCGTTCGTTACGCAATAGCTCTATCTCTTCTATCGCTTCGCCGTTCATTGGGTGCACTTGCGCGTTGTGTATAACGCCGTTGATGGCCAGTTCAACTTTTAGCTCTGGTAGCTTTGGTACCGCCTTAGCCGTTTCCATTAGGTCGTACATGTAAATGTCGTGGTAATGCGTCTCACCACAAGTGTTGCACTCGTATGAGAACGGGACGGTACCCAGTTCGCTGGTGGCCATAAAGATCCACCATAAGGCGGTGCGGCGGTCCTCACCGGTCCATTTGCTGGAGTCGTTAAGCTCACCTTTGCTTAAGTCCTGCAGGTGGTTGAGGTATTGCGTTGTACTGCTTTCTTCTTGGCTTTCTTCAAGCTCACAGAACGTCAAGCCGTCTTCGACGTTAGGAACGCGGAAGTGAACGATTGTTGTCATATGACTTGGTAGTGGAAATGGAGGGATCATAATTAAAGTACCTTATTGCCTACACTCATGAATTTTTGGAAGATCAGCGGGAACGAGCGAATGCTGTTTGCTGTATCACGCGAATTGTTGATGTTGCCTTTCTTGGTTGGGAATACCTGATAGGCCTTTCTAAACGTCTTGTTCCCGTCGTCATCGAGATCGAAGATTTTGATTTTGAAAATGTAATCAATTGGGATATTGAGCGTGCCGTCTTGGTTCTTCACCTTGGCCAAGCGACCATCGAACCAATTACTGATCGTTTTCTTTTGGTCATCACGCACGGTCATAGTGATCTCACTAGCGCCAGCTGCCGTCGGCAATGCGATATGGCCAGAGCCCACTTGAAAGGTGTCGGCGTCAATTGAGCCCTCACCATAATCAATGTCTTTCACGTAAATATCGAAGTCTGCCGGTGCGTCTGGTGCGTCAATTTCGATGGCCCACTGCCAGCCTTGCTGCCATGGCTTTTCCATGAAGTTTTTGACTGAGCGTTTAGCGAGTTTCATGTATGGGTTTGACACAGTTAGCCCCCCAGCAAGCTGATAGGCGGGATCATTGCTCGGTTGCTGCGCATCTGTGCTTCAAGGGCATCACGGCGCGTGGCCAAGTCGGTTTCTGCAGGTAGCCCAGAGGTGTCCATCTTGCCTGCAGTGGAAACTTGTCGGATGCGCTCTGAATTGGGAATAGTGATCAGGAGCTCAAGGTAATCCCCCAGCAAGCTAATGCTGGTGCTGGGTAGCTGGAACGTATCAAAATCGCTCTCAAGGACGTTTTTCAGATAAGAAAGCGTTAGAGGAAAGACTTCATCACCATCGAGCTCTAATTCAAGGTTTCCATCCCATACGGTTGAATTGATAAAGCGGTGCTCTTTATCTTTGAGAGACAGCTTGGATAAGAATAACGGTGGTAACTCGCACGAATCTGAGGCGTCTACAGCGCGGATACGGTGGCGATCGGAAAAACCAGCCAATTCTTGGTACTTGGCCAGCGCTTTTTTTAAGAGGCTAAGTAACGCTTTTTCATCCTCATGCAGTAGCACAGGGAAACGCGCTTTAACGTCCTCTAAAAGTTGTTTCGGGGTCATAGCTGCTCCAATGGAGGCAGCATTTTTATAGCGGGGGAGCCCCTATGCTATATCACTCTTGCTCATAAAAAAAGCCGCTGAAAAGTCAGCGGCTTTGGGTGGTATAGCGACACTTTAGAAGTCACACCAGTTGTATTGCAGCGTTAGAGACGGTTTCACGATTGCTGCCGTATCTTCTGTTGATAGATCGATAGCATCAGAACGAATCTTAGTGTGCTCAAGCTTGAATGAGTGAGACTTGGCACCTTTACCGCTTGTTGATTCTGGCGTTGATTCAATTGTGATAGTTAGGTACTGCTTGTCACGTACTACTTTACGCAGCATTTCCAGTACGGTACCGGTAATGGTTTCGACACACGTTACCGCGATCTCACCTTTGTTCTCTAGGACGCCGTTTTGCACGAATCCCATACCCATTTGACCATAGTCTTCTACGTCAGAACGGCCCATTGCTGGGAATTGAGTTGAACGGATTAACACGGTTAGATCTGGGTATTCTTCGATTTTCATCTCGAACTCGGTACCCATCATCTTTTCACCAGCAGCTACGTTCTTAAGGAACTTCTGCTTTAGAAACTTAGTGTCACCTTTGGCGTTGTGTGGACCAGCCATAATAAACCTCTATTATTTATTTGAAGTAGTTCGGAATTTGAGACTGATTAATCATCTGTTTCGGTGATGCTGTAACCGTCACGGTGTTGTAGGCAAAATGCCCCGCCTTGGTCTTCGGTGCGTTGGCGTTGTAACTCACTTCGCTAATTCGCATTGGTAAGTTAATTTTGCGGCCAACGTTGAACACGGCGTCTGACGGAATACGGCCCCCGATACCATCAGTGCTAACCGGCACAGTGTTTTGAAGCTCTGGCGATACCATTTGGCAAAGCTTTTGGATTGGCATATCCACTTCGTTCAAAGCATCTGTGTACGCAACAAAGCGTAGAGTTAACGAGATTTCTGGGGGTTCGTTGCCCTGCCAAACTTGCTGGCTATTCCATAACGTCTTACTGGTTGTCTCCGACATTGCTTGCGTAAGGGACGCGGTTTTATCCACGGCCCCAACGTTACCTACAGAATCCCCCTCGAATGGAGACTCCCATAGCGCTCTAAACGCGAGCTGACATTCATCAGTCATGTAGGCAATGACCGTAACCTCCGTGCCACCGATGTTTTGTGTGATGTAGCATTTGTTAAAGTTGGAAATGCCGTCATCACTAGGTACGCCGTAAATTACTGCCATGGTTGCCCCTTATTACATGCCGCGAGATTTACGCTGGCGCATGGATTTCTTACGGGCAGCTTTTGAAGCGCCAGTACGCGATTTAGCGCGAGCTTTTTTCAGTGCGGCCTTTTGTGCTGCACTCATGCGACGTTTGCGCTTTTTGGTGTTGATGAACGTCACTTTGCCGTCGCGAATTACTTTCTTTTTCGCTTCTAGCATCATGGATTCACGTACCGCGAACTCAGCAACCGCTTCGTCGGAATCAACGTTCTCAAGTCCCGCTTCTAGGGATTCGAAAATGTGGTTTACCGCTTCTTCGTCTTCGCCAAAGTCCAAAAGCTTATCTTCTTGAATACCTGAAATAGACAAGATGAATTCTGACGCGTGATTTTGTAGAGACTCATACATAGCCATTTGGCTATCGCTTAGCTCTTCATCATCAACACCGCCAGCAGAGCCATATAGCAATGCGTCTAACGTGTCTGCAGTTGCATCACCACCATTAGCCCATTGCACACACGCTGACGCTGCAGCCATGCGATCTTGGGTTACGGCCATACGCTCGATAGACTCAAGCATCATGTTGTCGTCAACCGACTCAAAAAACGCTGTTTCTGTTAGGTCTTCCTCGGCCTGCACCACTGGTGCTTTAAAAGGACGAGGAAGAACAGAACCTTTTTCAAACATGCTCATTCTGTTCTCACTCTATTGATTAGCGAACTAGGATTGGTTCACCGATTAATCGGCGGCCTGAACCGGTTGGACAGATAGACCAAGTGACTTTCCACAAGTCGATTTCGACTTGGATAATCTCAAAGGTCCATGGGGATTCACCGTCTTGCTCTGGGTCGCGTGGCGCTACCAGTGCACCCACAGTTTCGTAACCCTCAAAGATGGCTGTCATACCGTCTTCGATTGCTTTTTCTGTGTCGTCATCTGGACGGTGCTTGATGCGGTTCGCCAGTGCTACAAAGTCGCGAGAAATAGCGTCTGTAACAGAAACCACTTGTTCGAAACGTAGGTAGTTTTCAACCGGCGTCGACGTTAGAGAGTCATCAATGAACAGTGCACCGTTCTCGCTAACACCTAGTTTGTTAAGGCGTGCTTTGTACATTTCTTCAAAGTTAGGCTCTCCTGAACCACGTAGTGGCGTCAGGCCTGCACGCGAGATAACTGCACGCTCAACACCTGCCGGTGTGTAGTGCCAGCCACCTGTTGGAGAGGTCTTAGATACACCCAGTGCTTTCGCTGCGAACGCGATACCTGACGCGCCCCACGGACACTTGTTTTTGTACGTTGGACACTTCGCCGCATACGGCAAGTGAACGTAAGAGGCACGGTGGCAAGCTAGGTTTAGGCCTTGCTTGTGTGCTAGCGCTTGGGCGTGCGTTAGACGTGGGTTGATATCGTAGTAACCAGAGATACGACGATCATCACTCAGCTTTTGCAGCTTCTTCGTTACTGCGTCGTCGTAGCAGCTCAAACCACAAATGTAGTTAAAGCCAAGGACCGTAGAACGTAGCGCAGTGATCGCCGCGTCATAGTCAGAGGTCTTGATAGCGCTTAGGTCGCCGTTTGAAGCGCCTGTAAACGCTGTTTCTGCCATTGCTGTTAGTTCAGCTTTAGCCGTTGCTGCGTCACATACACAAGATAGGTACTTAGATTTCTGCTCTAGAACCGTCTCGATGTACGCCGTTGCACCCATCTGATCTTTTGCTTCTGGGTCGAATGAAACGATCCACTCTTCCAGAGTCGCTTTACCACCAGCTTCTTGAGTTTCTTTCAGCGTCAGCTTAAGCATGCCCTTGCCGTAAAGCTTCTCATCGACTGACTCGATAGAGACGCTACGGTTTGCTGACTCAGCACCATCTTTAATGGCCAGAGCTAGGAACTCACCAGAGCCCAGATCAAGATCAGCGCTGTAAGCAATGGCTTCATTGGTGAATACCAATTTGTCAGCTGGCTTAGTCACTTTGATTGCTGGGAATGTCGCTGTTGCTGGAACAACACGAACGACTAGGCCGTCACCGCCTTTTAGTGCTTCCGCTAGGGTACGCATACCGTCAGCGTGAACACCAAGGCTTGAATGGAATGGTTTACCCAGTACATCAGTTAGGTTCGCATCAGTAACGCGTAGTACTTCAAACGGTTTACCTTTCTGAGAAACGATAACACCAGCAAATGTCAGCTGGTTTGAACCACCACCACGCTTGGTTGTCGCGTCTGCATTGATTGGCGAAACAACGGTTTGAGCCACGTTGTTCATTGCAAATCCAATATCTTTACTCATTGTTTGCCTCTTTCAGAGTTAAGTTGTTTGCGGCTAACTGCTTTTCAATTTCTTGAACACCAGCTGCAGCAATGCCTTTCACCTTTACAACGTCTTTCGCCGTCATAGCTGTGAGTTGGTCCAATGTCGTTACGCCCGAAGTCACAAGGGCTTTTTCTACGCTGGTGGTTAAACCAAGAGTGGAAATGCTTGCTGGATCGTCGGTACCGTCTTCGCTCTGTTGAGCTTCTTCCAGAGACGCACGAACGCTCAGCTCACCGTTTGGGTAAGCCTGTTCAAGTGCATTGAGGAAGTATTGGAAGTTGTGGACCGATACCTGTTGGTTGACGGCGCGAGCGCCAATCACGCGGCCAAGCAGCGTAATTTCGATTGGAGTGTGATTAGTGACGAAAATGATTTGTTCTTTCATGAGAACCTCCAGAGAGCGAGCAACCTAATAGGCTGCTCGCGCCACCTGTTAAGCCGCTTTCTTCGCTGGAGCTTCATTAATTAGCTTGAGGCGGTAGAAGTAATCTTCACCGTCATACGGGTGGATTTCACCGTAAGCCAATTCATAAAGTGTGTTGCTTGCTACAAGGTTCTTACCGATGCTGTGCGTGTACATCGTTGCAGCGATTGCGTCACCTGCTACGTAGCCTGCTTCTGAGTGAGAATCACCACGGCCATAACAAAGCATTTCCATGGTGCCGATAACCACCGGTGCTTCGTACACTTTCCACATGCCAAATAGACGGCCTGCGTAGTGAATAGAGTTCTTCTGACGGTAGTTTGATGGAGTCACAAAGTATGGTGCGCCAAGCGTTTTCAGGATGTTCGCCGCTTGGGTGCCTGCGAAGATGCCGCGTAGGCCTGTTGTCTTCGTTTGTTGCAGGATCTTCGTAGAAATGTTCAGTAGCACTTCGTTTAGGCGCTCACGGTGCAGTTTCCAGTCTTCACCAGCTTCTACGTACAGGTTGAACGTTTCTTCACGCTTACAAGAGAAATTCATATCGTTTAGGTGGCGAACTGATTTCTCTGCCGCTAGCGTGTTACGCATGTGAGACGTTTGCATTGACTTGATATCAATTTTGAATTCACGTTGCATTGTGAACATTGCTTGAATCGTTGCATCTGCAGCTACCGCGTTTTGACGTGGGCGCAGCGTCATTGAATCCATTTCATGTTCGATAGTCGGGATAAGCTCTGGCTTCTTCTCGATATCGACTTCAAACTCAGCGTGAAGCTCAACACCTGTTGGTAGAGCTGTAGCCGACGCCGTAGTCACATCGATCTTGCCTTTCACGTAATCCACGTCACAGTTGAATACGATCTCTTCGCCAGACTGCAGCTTGTACTTGCCGCTCATCATGCCGCCTTTCGAATCCATATCGCGACAAACGCGCTTACGGTCAACGAATAGAGACACTGACGTCTTAGTGAATGGGATTTCAAAGTCTGTGTGTTTGAGATCCGTTTTCGTACTGAACGTGAATTTCTTCTTAGAGCCGTCTGGGCGTTGACCGGCTGCGAACTCATAACGTTGGCGCATTGACGTGTACTGGCCAACCGTTGTTTGGTCGATTTCAGTACCCACTTGGAAGTCACCGAAGTTAGAGCCTGTTTTACGGTACACTTTGAAGATCTCAACTTCGGTCGTGTTTGCAGGCATCATCGTTACTGCGTCTAGTGTTGCTGTTTCTAGCAATACAGGAAGAACGATACCCACCATACGAGCGCGAATTTCGACACCTTCTGACGTTGATAGTGACTGGCCAATCGACTCAAGCATCATTTGACCCATGTTGCCGGAATTTGAACGGCCCTCTAGGCCCATCATGTTTTCCATTGTGCTGTACGCACTTGCTAACACTTCGTCGCGAGGCAGCTCACCGTGAGATTTTTCGTACTCACGTAGTGCCGACTGCATGCCCGAAACAATACCGATGGATTGATCTTGAGTTAGGCCTGAAAGCATTGAGTCTTTGCTGATCGCTTCCAGCATTGCGTCTGCACGCTCGCCATCGTCTGTTAGAAAGACGCCGGTTTGCGCGTTGAATTGCGAATCAAGACATAACGCACGCATAGATTGACTTAGCTCTGCGATTTTGGAAATTCGCTTGTTAAATGATTCTTTTTTATCTGACATGAAATAAACCTTAGTTACTTTTTAAAAAAGCTGTTCGGAATGAACATTAGCCACCTGCATGCGGCGTTAAAATTGTTCAATTTCCGATAGTAATTAAGATTTAAACTGAAAAAAATAGCCCGATTTTGTGCTTTAACTTATTGTAATTAAAAGAAAAGTTAACAAAAGGTAGGGGTTGATTAACAGGTAACTGTGAGAGGGGGTTTGATGGCTGATCGGATGACGATGAGGTTTTTAGATGTGGGCGGGGAACCCTGATTAAAAAAATCAAAAAAAAAATTACGAGATTAGAGCGTACCCGCAATAATGCCGACAAGGTGCTCTAAGAGCTCAGCAGAATCGATAGCTGCATCTGGGAGTTCGATACCCATAAACGCTGCCGCGATATCACGGATCACCCAGTTATAAACGCCAGTGATGGCCAAGGCCCACATGATCGCTGCGCGGCCTGTTCGTGCCAGTGGGTTGTTGCTCAGTGATGCGATGAGCTCCATTTTGACATGGAACTGTTGGCGCTCTTCGTCAGACGTGAACCATGAGTCACCAAGTTCTTTGGTTTCTCGGATCACCTTGCTTAGTGAGTTGTTCGTGCCAAATAGGCCACCTAGTTTACCTAGTAGTGCTTTCATTGTGTTACCTCGTTTAGTACATGGTCGGCCAGCGCTCCAGCGATCACATTAGCTAGCTGCTCGCGTAGCGTAAGGCCCAGTTTTAAAGACTCATCATTTGAGAGAAAGAACGGCTCCAGAATCACCGCTGGCATGGCGGTTTTCTTTAGGAAGTACCAACCTCGATCCCCTTTCTTAATAGCCTTAAGGCCACGGTTTCGCTCATTGAGTAAGCCGTGAATTGGTGTCTGTAGTCGTGCTGCTAACGCTTTGCTGGCCTTGGATGTGTGCCAGTGCAACGTTTCAGCCCCTTTGGCGTTTTTGTTCTTCGCGCCGTTACAGTGAAGCTCGATAGCAAAGTCAGCGTTGGTGGCATTTACGTCTTTCACCATGCCGCTATAGCTTGAGCCTCGATACATGATGATCGGACGGACATTGCGGCTATGTAGACGCTCGGCAATGTGACCCGCCAATACATGGTTGAAGTCATATTCGTTCATTTCGGCGTTCGGGTTGTAACAACCGCCGTCAGCATGACTATGACCCACAACGATACAAACAGTTTTCATGTTAAGTCTCTTTTAAGGTTGCGTTGTTCGGAATAGAGTATATAATCCCAATCTCCTAGACATCCTTAATTAAGATATTTTCAGTTCCATGCTAACGGTTCTTTAGCCAAGCCTAACCCGCTTGGCTTTTTTTTATTCTGCGTTTTCTACCTCAAACCCATTTCTTTTAAAATAAGTCTTTGTTGACGCCAGCGTCTTGTATGGAATCTCAAATGATGCCGAAACATTCCGGTTGTTAAACAGGTAAAAAATGCCACCTTTCTCGCTTGGTGAGACTCGAACCTCATCAAAAATCACATGCACCAAAGGACTTTTAAACATGGCCTTACCTGATTCGGTGTAGTTCTTGATTACAATAAAGCTACGGTTTGTGTATGCCTTGCAGTAATAATTGAATGCCATGTATGCAGCGAATAAGGCTGCAGTGGTAGCAATAGCAAGGATATACGATGGAATAGTAATTACCGTGTTAAACATTTCTCATCTTCTTTCATCTATTTGGTTCGGATTGGTAGTGTAACAAAACTCAATCTAACGGATAGACTTCTTTTACCGCATCCATGATCGCGGGGTTGTTTAATTGATTCTCCCCTATCGTAAAGTCGACGGCCTTTTTGAAGTACGTATGTGCAGTGACACGTTCAGCGTGGGCGCTTGTGGTCATGGTCCCGATCACTCCTGCAGGCGTGGCCATGGTACCAATGAGCGGCTGCAGTTCACTGGCAAGGGTGGCTGCTTGGTTCTTGAGGTGTTGCGGTAGGTTAGGCTTAGAAGAGCCCCCACCACTATCACTGCCACCACTATCACTCGGCTTGGCCAAGATCCCGTTAATCTGCCCCATAAGAGACACAATTGGCGACTCTTTGGCCTTAACCGGTTTCACGGAGTTCTCCAGCGCGATTAGCTCAGACTTGCTCAAGATTGGCTGCAGGGAGGGCGCAGGCGTATCGTTGGGAATCGACTCTAACAGTCGATAGATTTCCACGCCCATGGCCACGGTGTTGAGTTCTTCTGGTTTCATGGCCAGAGCGATGTACCCATTCCAAGCATCAAGCTTACCGTGAGCGTCTGTAAGCTCACCTGACAACGATGTAATTGCGTTCGTGAGTGATTGCACACCACCAGCAACATAGTCGGCGTCATCGTCCATACACGCAGAAAACGACGCCATCATTGCTGCCACGTCAGCCTTAATAGCTTGGCCTTTCGTTAGGTTAACGGCTTGGCCAATACCGCTACTTTTTGCAAAGCGCTTAAAACGCGCTAAATCTTTCTGTTGGATCATTGCCCTACCCTACGTTAAATCTAGGTTCGCCACTGACGACGGTATCACCACAAGCGGTACCATCACCGACTAATACAACCGGCTGGCCATATACCAGCATTTTGCTAGAGCCTAAAACCACACTGCCATGAGGCGGGGATTTTGGCTTTACGTGCGGTGCGATAGCGTGTCCGGTGGTCGCGATTGGTGAACCGTAGATCTTGAACTGGCCATTACCCCCGACAACAACGGTCGGATGGAATCCACCATGGCCAGAGGTGGTGGATCCTTGTTTTGCTGCAGCTGCCATAGCTTTTCCTTACTTAAAGTCGTAACTGGACGCTTTACCCGTCACATTGTTTGCTTTGAGGTTCAGACTTCCACCAGCCTCAAGATTCAAATCACCTCCCGCTTTCACGGTGGTATCACCTCCACTTTTGAGCGTCCCATTACCGCCGCAATTGACGGAGGCATCTCCTGACACTTTGATTTCAATCTCGTTGTACTGGCCTAAGTGCTTACCGGTCGCGCTCTGGAACTGATCGCCCTCGGTGTGTATGACGCACTTACCATCGGGTGTTATCTCGATGGCGGTACCCGTGGCCACATGAGTGATGGACCAACCGCCTTGGTGCGTTTTGTGCTCGCGCAGACCTAAACGTTGGTAGAGATCATCTTTGCGGTCATACGCTGGTGGCGTAGGTTCTCCAGCTGAACGCTTGGGTGCAAATACGGGCTCATTTACATCGTCAGGCAGGTTTGATTCATAATTTGGCGCATGATAGAGGCTGCCAGTAATGAGCGGATAGCGAGTATCACCGCCACGCGGGAACGACACCCAAACAAGATCCCCAGCTTCGACCGGTACAACATGACCAGCGCTTGGTTTTGCCCCTAGAGGGAGTCGAAACTCAGCAAAAGGGAGATCCTTATCGGGGATATCATCCCAGAGCTTAAGCAAGCGAATTGACACCATGTACAGGCCTTTGGGATGGACCACATCCACGACTTTAGCTTGGTAATCGCCTATTAGCCGGTTGGTTACGTTCGTGCGCTTTTGGTTTGAGTAATCATCACTCATAAGTTCTTTACTCCAAGCTCAATACGGCACTGGTACCGGTTGCCCTTTTGGTAGTGTGTGACACGGTTGATGATCTGCAGCTCTGGCATGGATTCATCAACTTCACTTTGTGGTAACTGCTTGTGAAGAATCACAGAGCACACAGCGATAGGTTTAAATTGAGTGTGACCGGTTAGCTCAACATCAATCACTGGGATGATGCCTATTGACTGGTTGTTGAGTGCCTTGATTTGGTTCACGCTGATCAACGTTGCTGGGCCGGTACCGGATTCACTCATACCTGTTACCGTGTCCCACGTAGCGTAATTTCGGTTGAGAACGCGCTTAAATAGATCCTCTTCACCAATAATTGAATATCGGGCAATAGAGTGCTCGGCGTTCTCTGGGTTCGAGTGCTCCAGCTTAAAGGCCTCGGTCATGGCCAGCTGCTTAAGTGACTTGAAATACAACGTGCCACGGCAGATAAAACAGACCGCGCCATAATCGCGAGCCATAGAGCGAATTAGTCGGGATTTGGTCCCACCTGCGTTAAGGTGGTAAGTCGCGCCTTTCTCAAACGTGTCACAATCGATTTTTAAGTGAGGCAGTAACTCGGACAAGATATCCTTGGGTTGCATTTCCACAAAGAACCGCGCTTTCACGCTAGGCTCTTTCAGGTTCTTAGCGTCTTTCTGAAAGGCTTCAACCTCCAGCAAGCCGTCTTTCACTGGTGCTCTGGCAACGATGAAACGCTCAATCCATACGCTATCACCGCGCTCGTTCACGTCGGCAAAGGTGATCTCAACTTCGGCCCCAATTCTAAGCTCGTAGTTATCTCGATAGATGCCTGCTTGGTCCTGTACGTTCATCACAAGCTTATTGCCATCCATAGAAGCCACCTCGATGTAAGCCAGTTCGCTAACGTGCTCCACCAGCACATCATTACCGTTAACCTTAACGCTCTGGACTAAGAAATATTCTTTACTCAAGGTGGCGGCCCTCCCTGATCTCCAGACGGCCTTGAACGTGCTCAAGCGATTCGGATTCATAAACCTCAGTGATAACCTCGAAGCGCATTGTTGAGGCAAACAGGCGCGTGTTTTCGTGGTCAATTTCTGCAGGTTCGCTCATCACGTCTTTCATGCCGGTTAACTCAATCGCGATATCTACAGGCAATTCCGATATCATCGTTTTCGCCTTGAATACATGCGGTCGGCCTTGCTTTTGGTGGCGGCTCCACATCATGACACCTAGAGCAATACGGGATAGTGTGGACTTGTTCCAAGCTAGGAACGTGAGCGAATACGTTAGTCGAACGAATGACTTATTTAGGCGATAAAGTGTCTTGTCGTTCTTGTCTGTAATTTCAGAGAACCCAGTAACATCGGTGTAGTCACTGCCATCGGTAAAGCTAACCGTTGGATCACGACTAATGTAACCGGTAGGCAATAACTCGTTGCGCTCTTGCTTGACCTTTTTCCCGACTTTGGCCGATAGCTTCATAAGAAACTCTTGAGGGCTTTGGAACTCACCAGAGTAAAGCTTGGTGTTAGGGGGGCGTTCGGTCATCCGTGCGAACTCTTGGTTCTCTTTTCGCGCCTTGTCCGTAACAATCAGCGAGTGGACCACACTTTGAAAGAATGAGCCGACCGCACGATCAATATCGGTCAGTTCGGTATGCTCAACCTCACCTGTAAATCTCTTACTGCTAAACGGCAGCTCAATGATCGACTCATCCGTCATGACTAGCCCTCTTTTGCTGGTTTAGTGCGGGGCTTTTTAGGTGCACGCTTTTTAGGTGCCTTTTTCGCTGGTGTAGGCTCTGGCGCGACAACCGGTTCTGACAATGGAAGCTCATCGATGTTGTCCATATGGTAGAAACGACGGCCCTTAACCATGGTGATGGCCTTGCGCGAGCGATGCAGTGTCACATCGAAGCGGTGAAAGTGCTGGTGGACTTTGGCCACATAATCAGACACTAATTCATTGCGGTGGTACCCGTCTTCACCTGATACAGCTTGACCGGTACCGTCACCCTCATCGATGTGGATAACGCACGCGTCAAAGTCGAGCTTGGCCAGCTGGGCCATAGTTGCGTCCAAATCGTCGGATAGATTGAGTACGTTGGCACACAGAACCACATCAAAACGCTTTTCAGAGCCCTTGATGGTTTCAATGTCAGTGATCACGTCAGCTTCTAAAGAATCAGGATCGAAGTTAGTCACAGTCATGACTTGGTTGTGAAAGTTGGTGATCTCTGGCAATCGATCATTGCCAAAAAGTAGAACGTGCTTAGCGTAGCTCCAATTAGGTGCTAGCTGCTGCAGAATCTCAACCACAGCGGAAGCCGGTAGACGGCTATTGTGTTGTGTCACGGTGTCACTCCTTAGTGGAATGACGTTAAATGAGCGGGGAACTCAATGCTTTCTATTCTGTTTCAATTACAGAAAAAATGCCACCAGCACGATTAAGCAAACTGGGGTTCAAACCGGTATTGATTATCAACCATGATCTTCACATCACGGTCGAGCAATGTAATGTGCAGCTTCTTGGCCAGCGCATACTCAGCAACGGCACCATCGGACCGCTCCCAGCCATCGAGCAATACGATATGAGTCGCACAGCGCACCATGGCCATGCAGATATCCATGTATTGGGATTGGCGCAGGCCAGCCGGTAGCATAGCTGGGTTAAGGACGATGTAACCCATTTCGGTCAGTTCGGCGGCCTTAGCGTTAAAAGCGTCGTGGTTAAGATTAGGCATATCCGTCATTGGTCCAGCGATATAAACGACCTTTTTCATAGTTCTATGATTCCTTGTTCTTCGGTATTTTCTTCCCTAATTAGGTTTTCAGTTTTCCTAATTAGGTTTTCTGTATCTTCGTTTGTGGTAGGCGCAATTGCGGGTTCTGGCTCCTCAATTGCGGATTGAGATTCATTGTTTGGGTTAGCGTCTGGATCGGTTTGATTAAAGTCGCGCATAGGCACGCAGATATACAAAACACCGATATTGGATGTTCCATAGCCCACGGCTTTATGTACGTACCACCAAACCGTGCGTATACCGCTGGCGGCCTCTTCGTCCCACTCAAGGACCGAACCTATTGGGATATCATGGGCGGCCACTTTGAGCACAAGCGGATCGATAGACTCCCCTAAGTTGTCCTCACCATCGGCCATCATAAAAAAGCTCTCTTGCTCGTCTGGACAATCCAGCACGGCCACCAGCTCTGGCTCACTGTAAGTCAGCTGATCTTGGTGAGTATCAAGCTCAATCACAGACGACTGTTCGTAGTTTCCTTGCTCTTGGCTCGCTTTGACCTCAATTGGTCGGTAGAGGTGTGCATCGAAGTTATCTGGATCCATTTCAATGGCTCTTATCCAGTCTTTGCGAAGCATGGCGTTATAGGGTTCATGCCCTTTGAATCTGGGCTTTCTGGTTTTCTTTACTTGCTCGGTCACTTGATCACCTTTTCTAACTGGCTGGCCGATACATCAAACATCTTGGCGTAGTCTTTCACGGCTTCGTCTCGGCTCTTGCCTTGCAGCTTGTAGCCATCATGGAAGTTCTTAAAACCGACGCGCAGCATGTCTCGTTGTGCGGTGAGCTGTTGCTCTTGCTTCTTGATAAGGTTGCTTTGCTTGCGGATCTTTCTGGCTTGTTTAATGGAGCGCTGGCCATCACGTTTACGTTTCTCTAATTCGCGAGCCATGGCCGCTTGAGAACGCTCATACTTCTTATGCGCTCTTTGGGCCTCATCCACGTTTACTTTCGTTTTGCGGTTCTTGCTGGCGGCTTTCTTTTCGTCATCACTTAAGAAGTGAGTGCGGCTATCGCTACCAAAGCCGACGCGTTTAGCTTGGGCTTTCATTTGGGTAGCAAGGATCCGCTGCCAAGCGAGAGACTGCAGCATGGTGGTAGCTTTGAGAACGTGTTTACACGCCACACCTGATAGCTCTGGGTTCTTTATCTTGGGAAACGCAAACTCTTTCGGTGGCGCGAGGGCGTAATTCCCCATGGTGGCAAGGTACCGGTACCAGTATTGGTGGCGGCCGCAATCGCAATCGAACGAGATACGACCAGCACACGCCAGCTGTACTGCTTTTTGGTAATCCCCTTTAGGCGGTGACTGTATGAGTTCATCCCACTGCTCAAAACGGACCTTAACGCGGTGATTCTGGTGCTTAGAGCCAATGGAAGCGCGAACGTTGATTTGGGCGATATTGCCCTTGATGGCGTAGAAGTTGGCTTGCGTGATGCCGGTACCGTCGTCTACTTGGTCATTGGCACGCTTGATATCAATCTCACGCGAGTTCTTTACCAAAAACGCATGGGTAATACCTGCCGTTCGGCTGTCGTACTTCTCTTTATGGCGCTGGCGATTCTTATCAAAGCGCTGCAGGTCTTCTTTTGTGAACCGTTGGCCCTTGGCCTTTTCTCCTAGCGCTTTTAGCGCCTTTGGTGTGGGATTGGTTAGCGTACTGGGCTTTAACGTCCTCTTGGCGTTTCTACGGGCTTTTTTCTGGGCTTTTTCGATCCGGTTAAACAGTTGGTTGAACTGCTTATCGTTCAGGCCTGCGCTCGCAAAGCTGCCATTGGAGAGTTTTTCTGGGACAAACTTGGTTTTAGGCATGGCTATAACCCGTGTTTGTCAATGAATGCTCTCATTGAGCTACGAATCCAAGCCGGTGATGGCAAATAGATCTCTTCACCTACTGGTAGACCATCAATAGGATCGGCCACATCACTCACCAGACAAATAAGCCAAGCAAGATCGGCGGTACCCGTGGCACGGTAAGCGGCTAAGTCTGGGCGGTACTCTTCATCGACCTTGATTTCGTAAGTTGTCAGCTCGGTATTACCGCCCTCATCAACGAATGCGAGCACTTCTTGGTAATAGAGCGCACGAAACACCACGTCTTCAATGTTCTGATCAGATAATCGGGAGACGCCTTTCATTAGCTGCCCTCCCGCGATTTTTTCACCCGCTCTTCGTTGTTCTTACGAATTTCGTCGTTGTTCTTACGAACAAGATTTTCTCTGGCTAGGAAGATGCCACCTAAGCGAGAATCCAAGGTTTCTTGGTGCTGCTGTTCGTTTAGGTTCTGCAGCAAATCGCGTAGGGTTTTCACATCAAGAATGTTTTCCTGAGTGGAGGCATAGACCGCGAACATGAGCGCGTAAGTGTCGGGTTTTAATTCACTCCAATCAATGTTGTATACCGGCTTACCATCCGTGCCGCGAACCTCATCAACAACCGAGGACGACACTTCAAACCGACCACCAGCATCGTTAGGGAATACCAGTGCGCCATAAGTACGCAGGTAATTGTAAGCCTCCATGGCGGCTACAATAATTGGGCGTCCATTAGCATCGGGATCAGACAGTTTGATAGCTCGGCCATACTTGGCGAAGTGTGGTACCACTTCATCAACCAGAATGACAGAACCGGCCTCTCTGAGCTTCTTAAGCTTGGCTGGAAGAGTGAGTTTAAGGTTTAGCATCGAGCGTGATAGGGAATCACACCGAATAATATGGACTTGGCCATCCTCCACACCCGCGATCATCAATCGGGGCTCACTGGAGGACAGCGACAAGACTGCAATCATACGCTTTTGAGTCATAGGAACCTCAAAGCGTTTTCTTTGGCGGGGTTTTTAGTGTAGTGCCTTTACCACAAATGTTTAAGAAAAATTAACCATAGTTCGGAATAGCTAGGGCAAACTTTCAAGCCGCTCCAGAGGTAAACCAACCTTTTCATAGACGGCCACCAGCAATTCACGCTCGGTACCATTGTGCTGGCTAAACTGGCGCTTACCACCATATTTCCCTTTAGCGTGGACTGGCAGCATATCGGGATACTTCTCTCGCTCTTCCTTTGGCAACAAAGTGTCGTGATGATAGCAACAAAGCGGCAATACGTAGGCGTGCGCGTTCTCAGTGGTGCGGCCATACACATGGTGCAATGAGATCATGGGGTTCTCACGGCCATGTTTCTCGCAGGCGATGCAAGGTAGCTTACCAATAAGATCCATTGCTCGACGTTCGCTGGCCGTGGGCGTGCGCCCTTTTAACCCTTTGCTGGTGGTTTTACGAAGTGTGCGCTTTTTAGGTGGGGCCGTCTTAGCCTTTTCTATGGCCTTGGCGGCTTGCGCTTTTGCCTTGGCCAATTGCTGAGCTCGGTACTCTGGGGAGCTCAACTTGATACGCTGCCTTTCTTGCTGGCGCTTGCTAGCGGCCTGCTGTTTGGCAAAGCGCTTCTCACGTTCTTTGGGATCGTTAAGTTTCGCGATTTTACGCGACTGGGCGCGAGCGAATGCCTCTTTTTGCTTCACTCGCTGGCGTTCTCTCTGTTCTTCTATTGTCAAAGCCATAAAAAAACCCTAATATTCGTTTTGCTCATGTTTCTGGCTCGCGCTGGAAACTAGACTGAGTTAAGAAATTGCTGTTTCTTATTTGTTTGCTTACAAGCTCAGTCGCACCAAAGCCGCCAATTGCTGGGCGGCTTTGTTGTTTCTGGACGTTTATTTTTTTCTGCGCTCTCTGCGCTGGCCATCCCTCCACCCTTGAGCGGTGTCAGTTGAACGGCCTAATACCCTACACTCAAATTCGACGCTATCTGGAAAGATTTTATAACCAATGGGTTCTAGCATTTCTTGAAAGTAGGCAAGGCTTTGACTCGCTTGTATGGCCTTGGTGAATCGGGTTATCGTCGGCCCGTCATAGAGCTTAAGTGACTTAGTGATCATGCAATATTCCTTGAGTTCTCCACGAAACTAAGCTCCGCATTGCGTGTATCAATCTCAAATTGGATACGTAGCTTCTCTGCAGGATCGCGAGTGATGCCAAGTCGTTTTTTTAGTTCGTCCAGCTTCTCGCTAATCTTTTCGGCTGCAGATACTAGATAGTTGCGACCACCAGCCATTTGCATGGCCGCTGACTCACTGCGAAATGGTTTCATCTTGTATTGCTGAGTCTGGCGAACGTGTTCTAATTGCTGCTCTCCCGCTTCTGTTATCGAGTAGAGCTTAGAATCTGGTTTACCTATGTTCTCGACCGTTGTTGTCGAAAGGAAACCCATTTCCTCAAGTCTGCGCAGATCACGATAAACTTGCTGGTGGTTAGCCACCCAAGCATTGTTAGAAACAACCAGCTTGGTAAGGTCGTAACCCGTTAGCGCTTCGTTGTTTTCGATTAGCTGCATCATGCAAAGTGGTAGGCCGTTAATGTTTTTGCTCATGTTTCTGTTTCCTATTTGATTTAGATTTGTTGCCAAGTGTTGCCAGAGTCTTTATCTATAAAGCCGTGGCACAGGTATTCCATTTCCTTGGAGTAATGCGTCAATTTACCTTTGAGCGCTTTCTTATTGCGGTTATGCCAATGTTCATACCCTGCGCTAAATGCGTATTGGTTGTTGCTGTAATCGGCATAATGCAAATCCTGTCCGTTCCTTGCTTCTCTTACCCCCGCCTCCCAGCTAGATAAGAAGTCGTCACGCTCTTTAATGCGTAACTCTTGGCGCTCATCGTTATGAACACCAATCAGCTCGATCACGCCATTGGCCTGCATGCGGTCAATGATGGTGGTATCGAAGTAACCCAGATACACCTCATCGTGAGCGTTGTATTCGATTTGCGGCGGTGTGTCGTAGACGGTCCCGTCCATAGGTAGAGCCTCCATAAGCTCCACCAGCAAGCTGAGTTGTTTTTTCGGTATAGGCATTGCTCAAGGCCTCGGTTAGCTGTTTCTCAAACGACTTACAAAATGCTAGATGCGCCAGCAATTCGGATTCGTGCTTAGGATCATCCTTGGCCACCATTTGGTTGGCGAGCTCTTCGCTACCAGCGGGAATCATCACCGTGACGTTGCACACATGACGCCAATTTAATCGTCTCACTGTAAGCATCACTGAATTTTTGTGAGCTCTTAGCCTAAGAAGATCGCCATTGGCTATGATTTTTTCCCGTTTCATTGGTCAACTTTTTAAAAGTGGTTCGGAATGATGGTTGCAATCTAACACATAGTTTTTATCCGATGCAATAGTTAAAACACTCAATTAAATCAAAGTTAAAAATAGGTTAATTATTTTACTGGTTCGGAATAAAAACACTTGGCGTGATACCTTTTTTATATTATCTTCGCCGCCAAGCAAACAAACAGAGACGGTAAATCATGACGGACCAATACCTGAAATTATTGACCAATCCACAGCACCGCGTTGGCATGTACGCCCACGCTTTACGTGCTTTTGTGCTGGATAACGCGAACTGCAGCATTGAATCTCTTTACCAGCTTAAGAGCATGGCAGAGAAAGAAACCGGCAATAGCTGGGGGAGCCTAAGTGCCTACTTTGGGCTATTCGCAGAGCACGCCAAAAAGCTAGGCGTCGAGCCTCAAAGCCTTTTCATCATCCACCTTACTGACGCCATCTATCTGATTGAGCTCAGTCAAATAGAGCGACACGTAACGCTGCGCGATCTGATTCTTGATGACGATCAGTTTATTGCTGCAGAGCCTCACGCGAGACGCATTAGTAACGCGTTGTTCTTTGCCAAGAAGACTGCAGGGAGTTTTTAACCATGACTAAACAAGAAATCGCAAAGGATGAAGTGGACACATGGCTAGCCTGCCATGGCGTCCCTCTTACACTGGGCCTACTGGTGGAAACCACACGCGAATGTGAGTTGAAAGCGGCCCGTGGCATACACCTAACCATCACCAGCTTAAAGATGGACCGTGTGGGCGTGCGTATTGGTGTAAGCACTGGCCTTGGCATTCGCACTGAATACAACGAGTTTCGAATTGACGACTTAAGGCCAGTTGTATGAAAGGAGCCATCCCCTTAGCTGCGTTTATCCGGTCCTATTTCAAGGATCCTGCAGACTTCGCCAACGTCCATGGCTGCAAGCGCAATACCGTCTATCGAATGCAAGCCAGAGGCGTATACGTCACTGGTAATCGTGAGAAATACACCATTTGGACACCAAGTGAACCAAAGGGCGATCAGCCCGACCTGTTTTAAGGGCCAATCATGCTAATTGAATACTCGATGACTACCGTTCCCGCTCCACCTGCAGATATTGATGCGGAAAATTGCCACCACATTATGACGGCGAGAGCCTATAACGCTGAAACCAACGACACGATGGCAACCTGTGAGCTCTACTTTGTTGACTTTACCAATGGAATGAAAGTTACCGACTGTCACGACCTTTTGGATGTGGATGGTATTACTTATGAGTTCGCATCGCTGTTTAGTGCTGAGTTTGAGCTAACCGATGAAGTGGCCGAGAAATTAGATCATTACTACCCGATACATCGCCTAGTGATTATCCACGCATTAAAGGTAGGGAAAGAGCACCAAGGGAACACACTATCTAAGGCGCTGATAGACGACGTTGAGCGGCGCTTTATTTGTGATACCGACTTATTGGCACTGAAAGCATACCCACTTGAAAACAACACACCAGAAACCACGGAGAGCCTAGCGAAATACTATGAATCCATAGGCTTTCAGAGAACTGGCGTGAACGACATATTAACCAAACCCCAAATCTAGAAAGAGGGCGAATAGCCCGACTTATTTTAACCAAAGGAACCCGAAACATGAGCATTAAAGAAGCAACACTTGAGTTAGTAACAAACAAACTGGCTGAATCATTCCTTGGAGCATCAAGAACTATCACTGAGCCGCTTGGGCTGACCGGACAAGAGCAGTTTGCCGTGGTCCACAACGCTCTGACAAAGGCACTGATGGCGCATTCTGAAAGCACTCCCCACGCTGCTATTCAATTAGTGTCTGGTGAAGTGCAGTGGTTAGCTATGGGCCGCGTGCATGTTGGTGGAGAATCGACGCCTGCGCTTGCAACCAAGCATGTGCTTGAAAGGCTGCAGAATGAGGTATTAAAAGATGAGGCTTGTAACTGCGACCAATGCCAATCGTCACAGGCCTCAAAAGAGGACATAGCTAAAGAGTTTACTCACAGTGGACCAGAAGCCAGCGAACCGAGCGTAAACGAGCAAACCGCTAAAGACATTCTTAAAGAAATCTCAGAAGAAGCAAACCACTAACCCCCTCGCTGGTGGCCATGCGCCACCAGCTCAGCAAGAGATAGAAACATGGGCAAACTGAACTTTGGAAAGTTATACCGCGACATAAAGGTCGCGATTAAAGACTACGGTCTATTTGTATTGGCCACACCTAGTTTTACTTACAGTATTGGTAACTCTTACCACGAACTTCCAGAAATAATTGTTATGACGTCGAGATTTAAAACGGCTCATTCGCTAATCAATATGGCTCATGAACACTGGAAGAGAAACGGCGTTACGTTAGGCAGAAATACAGAGTTAATCCAAGATAAACAAGGCAATGTGTTACCAGTGTACTTTCAGGAAGTACCGCTAACTCCAATGATAGAAGATGAAATTATCGTGCAAGCGATGAACTTCTATCGCAACCATCCTGAATACCAAAAGCGCAAACTGACTATCGTTCAAATGTTCTTTCCTGACGAAAAAGGATTGCTCCCATTTGAGGACGGTTATAACACTGAATTTGAACAACCCAATCTCAAAGAGAAAACATTCGCCTAATCAAAGAGAGCCGAAACATGAGCATTAAAATCACACAGCAATCTTTTCTTAAAGACGTTCGCAGCCACGTTATGACCATCAAAGTTGATGAGGGCAACATTCGTCAAATCCTGTTTAAGCAGCCCAACACCAGCAACAGATACTTTCAGATTACCACTTGGGACAATCACCTTTGTATTTCTGGTGATATGGGCACCTATGTATTCAGTCGCTTGAACGACATGTTTAATTTCTTCCGTACTAACACTTTATCGGTCAATTATGGTTACTGGGGCGAGAAATTAGAGTCTGTTAGTCGCTTTGGTGGCCACTACGAGTTTGATAGTGAATTAGTAAGTAAGTCTATCAAGGACCGCACCGATGAAATGTGCAAAGAAATGGACGACTACTATGATTGCGCCAGTGAAGACGAACGCGAGAGATACGAAACCCCTGCAGAAATGGCCGAAGCCTTTCGAAAGGAAGTTAAGGACCATTTTCGCTACGCCGACCTTGATGAGCATCGTTACGTAAGCGAACTAGAAAGCTTTGAATCTTCGGTGGCTGAGTGTTTAAAACTTTGTGGTGAAGACTGGGATTGGGAGTGGTTGAACGATAAGCGCCTATCCTATCAGTTCCAATGGTGCTGCTATGCCATTGCGTGGGCCATCAAACAATACGACCGACACCATAACCCAGTAATTATCCCATCCCACTACCAACCAGTGATGGCAAAGCGTGGTGAACAATCATGAGCCAGAAACTCGACAAAGATAAGGTAATTGAGTTCTTAAGACGCAGCCAAGTAAGCAGTGCTGAAGCTAGCCGCGTCGCAGCCAATCGAAGCGATTACCAACTCGCTTATGAGTACCAGCTTAAAGCGCGATCCATCGATCTGATTCTAGAAGAGATTCAGTTAGGTAAGTTTGACTTAGAGGATATTTACTCATGAACGTAAATTCTAAGGGCGTTAAGAACGCCTATGAATCGCTTGCTAAGAACGGGCTGGTGGATAAGACAACCGACGACAACAAGGTGCTGGTAGATGCCGACGAACTCAACACCATTCTGATGGCTTTCACTTTTCTTTTTCATGAGAAGTATCCGAACGCTAAGCCATAGGGGGCCGTATGACGTCGAAAACATTCACCCCAGATACATTTTGGTTAAACACCATGGAAACATGTTGGATTGCTCGACTTGGAGCCCACCAGCAGCAAAAGATTAAGAATGAGCCTTTCCATATGGCTGGTGGAGACGTCCTAAACGTAGGCGATATGTTTACGGCCATCGGCAGGACAGGCAGCGCGGGAAACCAGCCCATTAAGTTAACGCCGCCATGGGTACAGCGCTATGAGGGCATAGCAACACTGCCTGATAGTGATTCATGGTACCCAAACAGAAATATGGCTCTGTTCTCTGCCCTAATTCCAAATGAGACTGAAAATTTCGTTTCGATTAAAGGACGTGAGGACACGTTTGGAATCAAGGACGGGTATTACATAGCCTACCTAATGCATGATGACGGCACCCTGTTTTATTTGAGAGGGAAAGCTTGTACATCGAACGTAGTTAAATGCCAAAGCATAGATAGATATCACCATGACTGAACAAACAAACGAAAACCACATCGACATTACTGGCCTAGACAAAGCAAAGGTACTTAAAACCCTGATAGACCACGCTAACTGCATGGCCCTATCGGACGACGCCTCATTGCTTGCAACCATGCAACCGCCAGTAGAGATTGAAACAGTGAGAGCTTACATCGAAAAAGATGGCCTAACGGTTGATTACATTCTGGGTAAACCCATCAAGGTGGATTTGACGGGTGATAGCTTCGACCCGTGGCTGTATGACCGAGATCATGGCCAAGGTCGAGCCCAGCAAGCCATAGACATACTAAAAGCCCCACACGAAGACGTTGATAAGTAATGAGAACAAAGGCCGTTAGAGCGATTCTGGCGGCCTTTCCCTTTGGTACCGAGCATCAATAAGTGTGATCCAATTAAAGTAATTATGCGATTCGCATTAATTCCATTTGCTTTGATTATGCGATTCGCATAATGTGACAATCGAGCAAACAAATAATTGGAGTGATTCAGCAATGAAAAGCCGATACACCGCAATGGTAAAGAACCCTTGCAACGTTCAAAGCAACTCCCCGCAAGCGGAAATACACCGCTGCGCCACAGTCGACACGCACCCTGAATACTTCCGTGAAGTAAAAATATTTGTTGATGGTTCGCGCATCTTCATCAACTCACCGCGTTACTACACAGGGGTTATCAATCGACGTGCTGCTGGTGGTAGGTGGGAAGAGATCACCGACAAGCTCAAAAGGCAAGGGATCGCGATTGACACCTACCTTGAGAGCATTAAAGCGACTTGCGCGAGCTTTAAAGGCCAGCCAAGAACTTAACCACCAGCTTATTGATGGAGAATTACCAACTATGACATTACTAACAATTGAGCAAGCACTGGCGCGACGAGAGCAAGGCGTACAGCACTTCGAACCAGAAACCGAGTTAATGCTGCTTATGCACGATATGGAACTTAACCAAGCGCAAGCGGCGCAGCTATTGGTGATAGAGGCAAACGCTGTGCTCAATCAAAGCACTATCGGGCGCATGTTACGAGGTGAAGCTAAGCCAAGCCTAACCGCACTGGCCATCTACGCGCTCGAACGCATCCAGCAAGATAGAGAGCACCCTCACGACTTGCACCGTGATTACCAAGGCATGCAGGAGTACCAGAGAGATAACGAAACTCAGATTGAAACACACTTCATTGAGGCACAGAGCCCAGAGGAAGCGATCAATAAGCTGGCCAGCTTAGGAATACCCGTTGAGCCAACACGCAACGAAACAGATCGTGACTGTACCGGTGAATGGTACCGCTCAAGGCCTGCAGTAGATTACATCGTGAGTCGCCAATGTTACGCCGTGACGATTCAATATTCATTAGACGTTTAAAAGGAACCAGTAAATGAAAGCAATGAAAAGAGTAGTTAAGACGTCACTCTTTCTAGGGTCGCTATTGGCAGCGACAGTATTGGGTTACAACTTCAACCTGATTGGCAGAGACGCAGCTTATGTAGCGTTACATATTGAGCTGGCGTTATTCCTATGCGCCCCAGCTGCCATTTTTTTGATGTTTAAGCCCCAGAAGTAACAAACCAGAGAGTACAAGAACATGAGCACATACAGCATTAACAATTACCTGATCTCACAAGATCTAACCCGATACGCTAAACAGGTTGGCAAAGACGGCAACTATACGCTTGGCCATTGCATCGTGGAGTACATCGAGCAAGCCGATAGAATCTTCACTCCAGAGCTAAAAGTCATTGATACTAGTAAGGCGTATGATCTTATCGACCTCGATCAAGATTGCGGCTTTAAAGGTCGCGTGGCCATCCAAGAAACCAAAGAGCGTGAGCTGTGCGACAAGAGCCAAGCTATGGATTGGATAGGCAAGCTTAAGCTAGACGGCGACGTAATGACTAAGGTGATTGATGCGCTTGAAGCTAAGAGCATCGAGAACAACAATGAGAACTTTGATTTTGAGTACAAGCGCCAAATTGAAGAGCTCAACACACCTAAGAACGCGACCGTGGCCACCGTTGCTGCGCTGGTGGCTCACACATCTAAGGTGGCCACCAAGAAGCTAGAATCTAAACGCCTTGCGAACCTTGCGAAAACGCTAGACGTTGACCTGAATCTGGCCACGGCAATCGTTGCTTGTGATATAGATAAGGGGATCATAAATGTTGATGGCGTATGGAAGACCGACGCGGCCAGCTTTCACAATGCGCCGTCAGAGTGGCAACTAAATTCACTTGTTGATAAAGCCCTATTGACGTTTGACGGAACCAAGTACCTAATCACTGATATGGCCAAGCAAGCAGTAAGAGAGAACTACTTATGAAAGGCTTGCCAAACCAAAAGCGGAGTATAAGACCGTTAAGCGGAGCGGTATCACTTGCCCTCTGTGCTTATCTTTCATTAAACAGGTGAAGCAAATCAAACTTTGATAGAACCCAACCAAAAGCCACCAGCAATTCGCGGTGGCTTTATTTTTTTGAAATAAATTTGACTTGGGCTTGGCCAATTTCTAAGTTTCAAAAAAAAGAGGATATGTTTAGTAAAACATTCGTAGTTATCGCAATAGCCATCGCGATCCATAAACTGGCCAAGAAAGAAAACGAAGCAAGCGTGAAAACGGCTACCGAACTCATTCGAAGTTGTTCCCAGCTTCTCAGCAAAGCATCGCTCTTTATGCTGGCTTTGAGTTTTTACGCCCTGATTAACGACTTCAATCTCTGGTTGAGTTGGTTAATGAGCTAGTCACAATAAAGAAGAGGCCACCAGTAACAACGCTTGTGGCCTTTTTTGTGATCCTGCACCATAGCCCCTATTGAATCCGATTAATTGGCCATGTGAGTATGGTTCAAACACTCAGTGGAGCCCTCGCATGAACCATGACAAGCCATATATCCTAAATGCATACCTACCAATGACACTGGAAGACTTTGAAAAGCGTTATTACCTGCCTATTTCAACAGGCGTTATCTCCAAGATAGAGACGGGGAAAGTCATAGGAACTAACCTTGATGTGGTGGTGGCCTATCATACCGAAGACCAGATCCATGCATGCCCTAGCATCATAAAACGGGTGTACCCGTAATTTGTAGCCTAAAAGATACAAACAATGCTTGCACAAAGTGTAGCTTAAATACTACAATACCCCCATGGAAACAAAAACCATACGTAGCACCCCACTTTTTACTAAGTGGCTTAGGGGGGTAAAAGACCCAAAGGCGAAAGCAGCAGTCACTTCGCGTGTGCAAAGACTCAAGTTTGGACTGTATGGCGATTGCAAGTCCGTAGGGAATGGAATACATGAACTAAGGATAAGCACTGGCAAGGGTTACAGGGTGTACTTTAAAGACCAAGACGGGCAGATAACTATCGTGCTCTGTGGCGGTGACAAGACGACCCAACAAGCGGATATCAAACTAGCTAAGAAATTAGTCAAAGAAATGAAGCTGTAACTATACGAAATGCCGCCAGAAATGGCGGCCTTAATCTGACTTGAGAGATACATCATCAAAGGAGGTAATGCACTATGCAAGAGCCTAACATTCATGAACAACTAGAGGACTTCGACCCAGCTGAATTTCTTGATTCTCCAGAGTCAATTCAAGCTTACATTGA